ATAGCAGTCTCAGCTGAAATAGGATCCCATGCAAAATTTCCTAAATGATATACCACATCGGTCTCTTCAACGGTCTCATTCCATAAATCAATCATAGAATCTTCCATATCTTCGGTATTCTCGAATCCTCTTTCAACAGCAGACAGATGTCTGCCGAAGAAAGTATCAGATGTTAAGAATATACGTGGCTTTTTTCTTTTCATACTTATTTTATGCAGTAGGATTAGAAATAGATCTAAATACCTCTTCAATTTTTCTGATTAAAGGATTTCTAACGGTGTCTTCTTCAGTGAAACGAATACAACCAATAGCCGGAACATCAGCAAATTTCTCCATGATTAATTGGAGAGAAGAGTTTCTTTTGTTCTTTAAATCGATTTGACCTTCATCTCCCAAGAATATCATCTTACAATTTTCACCAATACGAGTCATAATAGTTCTCATATTGTCGGGTGTAATGTTTTGACATTCGTCTATAATTACAATACAATTATCTAGGTTAATTCCTCGCATATATGCAAGAGGAAGAACTTCAATTGATTGAGAATCTTTTAAATTTTTGATAACGCTTTTAGGAAGAATCTTCTCAAAGTTATGAAAGAATGAATAAACGAAAGGTTCCATTTTCTCTTCCATAGTTCCTTTTAGGAAACCTATTTCTTCATCTTTAAGAGTTGTAACAGATTTTACAAGAACTATTTTACGATACTTAAATTCTGATTTGAATAACTTAAGAGCTTGGACGCAAGCTAAGAAAGTTTTACCAGTACCAGCTGGACCCGAACATATTACTATCTCTTTGTCTCTAATTAGATCTACGAGAATCTTTTGATTTTCACTTTTTGGTTTAATTTCAATTTTGTACTTTTCAAGAATGGGTTGATTTGGTTGGAAGTGATTGATTATTTCTTGATAATCTTGCTCTTCCTCTTGGTAACTTTTTCTTCTTTTAGCCATGTATTATTTGTTTATGTTTATTTAGCCATGTTATCCTGGCCATTGAGAATTAGTGGCAGGTTTCACCGTAAGAGTTGCACTACTTAATGCAGCAGACATTGCTTGTTGTATCATTGCCGGAGTAATAGATGGGGTTGTAGTTCCTTTAGGATTTCCTTGTGGATTACCTCCTTTAGGATTTACTGGTGGATTTCCGGTTGGAGGAGTATCTCCTACTGGAACACCACCACCTGATGCAGCACCGGCTTCCTTAATTGCGGTAGAAAGAGCTTTACCAAATTCTTCGAATGCTTCTTTAAGTGTATCGTTAATTCTAGCAGCCATGGCTTCTGGACTCTTAGATAGAATTGCCATTGACTTAAACATTGAATCGGTTTTAGTAAGTCTTTCCATATCAAATCCATTAACATGTGTTTTGATATTTTTCATTGCTTTTTCTATACGTTCTACGTTAGATGCAACCTTACCGAGTTGTTCGGCTGGTGCAGCCAGTCTTTCTATTCCTTTAACGAATAGTAACATATATTGAGCTTGTTCAGGAAGAGATTTTTGCTTTTTAGGATCATACATATCCATCACCGATTGATTGAAATTTCTAAATGATTGTAGACCTTTTTCCGCATCAGTTATCTTAGACCATTTTTCATTAACTTCTGCAAATTTACCTATTGCATCGGCCATTGTTGGTACGGCACTGAAAGCGGCATCGAATGTATCTGCATTACTCTCATAGAATTTACCAAATTTGTACATTCCATGTCCTAAAATATTAAGAATTGAATTGATGGTCTGTGCAGCGGATTTCAACATTGCATCTGTAACTTTGATAGGAGTTCCAGGTACTAGTTTAGTATCTTTCCCACTACCAACTGCAGTCATAGGAGTAAATGTTCCGGTTGCGATTTTCATAACCGATTCGGTAACTTTAGAAACCGTATCACCGATTCCTCCAATAGCCGCAACCCCTTTTGTGATATATCCATCACCCCAGAAAGAAGACGAATCATCTTCCATTTTACCAATATCATAGAATCCTCTAGCAACAACCTGGAGAATATCCATAATCGTAGTTGCCGCGTTAGTAAGATCTCTATCCGTAATTTGTAAAGGTTTAGCAGGAACAACTTTAGCATCTTTGGTTCCTGGATTGATTACCTCAAATTGAGGTATTTGACGGTTAGCCATCATCAAAACAGATTCCGTAATATTCTTTAGATTATCACCAACACCAGCAAGTGCTTGAACCCCTTTAGAGATAAATCCACCAGAGAACCAACCACTAGAGTTAGATTCCATTCTACCAACGTCGGCAAAGGCTTTGGCAACAACTCCAATAATTTCGGCAATATTTTCACCGGCAGTAATGAAGTCAGTTTTAGTCATTTTCTTAACTGATTTAGGAACTAATTTAGCATTTTTAGTTCCGGCATTAATAACCTCAAATTCAGTTATTTCTAGATTAGCAAAGGCTTTAACTCCTTTTGCTAAATTAACAAGAGTATCTCCTGATCTAGCTAATGCACTAACACCAGATGATACAAATCCACCACCAAATATTGCATCGTAGAATGGATTTCCGGTAGATTCACCTTTTTCTAATCGACCTACTAAAGCGAATGGTTCAGCAATTGCAGAAATTACTTGAGCCATACCATAGGCAGCTAATTCAAAATCAGATTTCGATAATTTGGTAACTCCTTTAGGAACGATTTTGGCATCTTTAGTTCCGGCACCAACTACCTCATATTCTATAACAGATAGATTAGCGAATGCTTGTATACCTTTTGCTAAAGAAGATAGGGTATTTCCAGCATTAGAAAGTGCCATAATACCAAGCATTAAATCTTGCCAGTTGACATTGATTCCCATTTTCTTCTGACGTTCTTTGTCAGTAACTAATGAAAATGCTCCAACGATACCTCCGATAGCAGCTTCCATATTTGCAGAATCTGTAGGAGTAAATCCAATCTTCTTAAATGCGGCAAGTCCTAAAGATATTGATAATAAAGCAACACCAGCAAGAATCATTGGTGGAACGGTTATGAATAGTAATGCAGCTCTAGCAGCGGCACCGGCAGCAAATTTAATTCCGGCTAAAATACCACCAGGCATAGGTCCTCCAAGGAAACCGTTAATAACAGCACCCATTGCATTTTCTAAAGCGACACCATCCGAAGGTTTCCATCCAATAGCTCGGAAAATACCAAGGCCTATAGTTAAAGGAACTAATGCGGCACCGGCAATAACCATTGCAGCAGATCCTAAAATAACTAGAGGAGACATTAAACCAATAGGAACCATTGACATTCCAATAGTGGTAATTGCATTACCCATATTCACAATCGATTTAGCATCAAGTAATTGCATTGCAGTAGCAATAATCAAGAATCCTACAGAGAATACTACCAATGCAGCACCTAGAACAACTAGAACGGCAGCACCAGCCATAGCAAAACCAGGAATAGGACCAATACCTAAGACGGTTGCAATAAGACCCATTCCAACGATTACTGCACCAATCATTGCAATATTCTCCCAAGAGAGTTGTTTAACGGCAGCACCCATAATAGCTAATCCAACTCCAAATATTATAAAGGCAACAGAAACTTCTGCAAGTGCAAGTGCACCTTTCGAAATTTCGGTAGCGAATTTACCAAAGCCCCACATAGCAAGACCAAGACCTACAATAGTGGCACCTAACATTGCGGTAGATTCCCATGTCATTCCAACTTCTTTATAGAAATATAAACCTAAAGCCAAGAATGCAATACCTAACCCTATAGCGGCAACCGCTAATGCACCTCGTAAGATGTTATCAAAATATTTACCTATTACATAGAATGCTAATGCAAATGCACCAAGAGTAAGTAGAACATAAAGTGAACTCATTACTGGAACTTGAGCAGCGAATGCAATAATAGTTAGACCTAAAATGATAATAGCAATAGATCCAAGAGCAATATTTACAATTCCTTTTCGAACATTCTTTTCACCCATTTCTTTTAGACCCCATGATAGAAGTTTAAAAGTTAATGAAAGGAGTAGAGCACCAACAAGAACAATCGGCATTATAATAGTTAAGGCTAACATAACTAATCCGAATATTAAAATAGATTTTCCAAGCCCTACTAGGGCTTGCATTCCAGCAACCGATTTTGCATCGGCCATACCGGCAGATTTTATTAAGAGCCTAACAGTTAATCCAAATAAAACAGCACCTAACATTGCCGGTACTGCAAGAACGGCATAGAAGGTCAATGCTAAACCAAAGTATAAAACTCCTAAACCTAAAGCCGCAACCGCAGCCATTCCTTTGACAGAATTTTCATCTACTACTCCAGCAGATTTCATTAAGAGTCTAACGGTCAATCCAAATAAAACAGCACCTAACATTGCCGGTACTGCAAGAATTACATATAGAGTCATTGCTAAACCGAAGTATAAAACTCCTAATCCTAAACTGGCAACGGCAGCCATTCCTTTGACAGAATTTTCATCTACTACTCCAGCAGATTTCATCAATAATCTTACAGTCAATCCAAACAAGGTAGCACCGATCATTGCAGTCGGTCCTAATATTGAATACAGAGTCATTGTCAATCCGAATAGAAGAACGCCTTTTCCTAATGTTGAAATAAGATTGGAAATAGCTTCGGCTTTCTTTTCGTCGATTTTTTCTGTTATACTAATTAAACCTTCGGCTATATTACCTAAAAATTCCTTTACCTTTTCACCGGATTTAGGCTTAATTTTGGCAGCGGCTGAAACAAGTTTATTCAAACCGGTTGAAAGTATCTCAAGGTTTTTTCCTAGAACTTTATCTTCTCCAGCACCACCACCCTGAGACCCTAACTTGGTCTCAATTGCCATAAGGATAGAAGTTTGTTTCTTAAGCTCCTGTCCAACATCCACAGTCATTGTGGTGTTCAATTGAGTTAACAAAGTAACTGATTGATCGTATTGCTGTTGCACAGATTGAAGCATCGCTTCCATCTTGGATGTAATGGAAACGATTGCTTCTTGTGCATTTACTTGTCTAGCGCTCAATTATCGTAGGTTATATTTTTAACGAGGAAGGTATTCCAGGGAATGATGATAACGAACTAGGCATTGCCGGTAAACTTCGTTTAGCATCTTTCAACATGGAATTAACATTCATACTGTCAGTCTGTCCTTTTTGAGAATTTTCTTCGGCAGCTTGTTTCTCCTTTAATATATCTATCAAGTTCTGTGTGATATATTCGTACTCATAATACGACATGCCTTCAATTTCTGAAGGCTGTAGTCGCAAATGATATAGTAGATAAGTTTTAGTCTTAAATAAGTTCTCCAGAGATATCTGAAATAACGAAAAGACTTTTGATACCTCCGGGAAAGCTAATGGGAGTGCGCAACTCCGTACCGCACTTTGAGCAATTATGACTTAGCTCTTCTTTTACACCAACTCGAGTCATCTCTGTTAGTTTGCTCATTGTCTGATATTTAGTGGTATCCCAACGCATAAATTCAACTTCCATATTCTTAATAGATGTTTCGGTGAAACCTCTCCATTCTTGAACCATGTAAGGAAGAACTTTAATAAATGATTGATCTAATTTCTTTCCTTCTTGTTGAGTCTTTTGAATGTATTTAGTTACCTCACGCATAATACCAATTGATGGCGGAGACAATTTAATATTACCTGACGATTTAGTTTGTACATTAAAAATACGAGTTTCTGGGTCGTAATATCTCATGATTGTTTCTTCTAATGGAGTTGATTCGAATGCATCATTGCGAATATCAAGGTCATTATCCGTATTACATTCTTTACATGTAACACTAAGCATTAGACGATTTTCTCCTTTTAAGAAGGTTAATTCACGGATAGCCATGATTATGAAAATACGATCTTCTTCTTTAAGATCTTTAAAAGATGCTTGACGGCCTGGTACACGAATTTGCATACATCCATTAAGAATTTCATTTAGTGCTTCATCTACGGAAAATGGATTTTGTTCATCTATCGTAGAGAAGTGTCTAATTTCTTTTACTGCTGCAGCACGAATCATGAAACGAGTTCCTTCTGGATAAAATAACCCTTTAGATGGAAATTGTTCTGCATAAATTTCGTGGTAACCTGGTAGTAATGCCGGTTCTTCAGATCCTCGATCTGCATAATCTCTAGCTTTACCTAATGACGTAGGTTTTTGTTCCTGTTCGTCAATTTGTGTTTCTTGGCGGAATTCGCGATTCTCTAAATCACCCATCCCAACCTCATAATTGTTTTTTTCGCTCATGATTTACTGTTCGTTTTTTGTAGTTTGTTTAGTTTGACTAATAATTTCTTTAACTCGTTCGTTCACAAACGAATTTTGTTCTCCTTCATATTCTCTTATATGATTGTTAATCATTTCTCGAATATAAGCTGATGCCGTCATTAATTGACCTTTCACCGATGAATAATTGATGATAATGTTTTTTAACTTATGGTCATCTGAAGGAGAAAGAAGAACTTGGTATTTTCTATCTTTGTTCTCTTTCATTACCTTGATTTTATTTTATATATTCGAGATCTATAATAAAATAGTATATTAATATAGGAATAATATAATCTAAAAACATCAATCAAATAGAGATATCTCTAAAGACCCGAATTAATTCCATAAGAATTTTCATTAACTAAATATCCACATATCAACAGATGTCATCTTTTGATCCGAGAAGTACATTCAAGTTATATGTTAGGGAATTATCTACAAGCCATCCTAAAAAGGACCCTAAAAAAGCGAGCCTGAAGACTCGCTCTTTGTTGATTTGTTGTTATTTAATGCCAATCATGGAAGATGTTTTGTCACCTAACATGGTTTCTGGTAACTTTCCGTTCCATTTGTTAATCCACTCTAATTGAAGTAGCATTGGCGTAATAGTTTTCTGTTTTAAACTATTTGCTTCGGCTTCAGCTTTTGCGGCAGTTAACATAGCTTGAGCATTACCATTTGCAGTTGCAATCTTAATTTTGGCTTGTGCTTCAGCGGTTTTAACTTCATTTTCTGCTCTTAGTGCAGATTGTACTGCATTGTTTTTAGCTTCAATTGAACGTTTAAAAGTTTCAGGATAAATTAGATTTGATGTAAATTGATTGATAATGAATCCTTCTTTCAATAATTGTCCTTCTAATAATCGACGAACTTCAATTTCAAATACTGCTCGATTAGATATTAATTCATCCGCTGTGTATTTATTAGTTGCCAATCGGAATGCATCATATACCGCGGTCTTTAAAAATCCTTCCTCAATTTCTGGAAGAGATCTACGATATTTGGCAAAGATTGCAGGAACTTTATCACGTTGAACTGAATAATTCATGATTGGTGAAACGCTAAATTCACTACCATCTTTCGAGTTTACGATAAATGAATTATCAACATCTTCAGTTTTCTTGTATTCTTTGTGTTGAATGTAAGTTGGAAATTCATAAATCTTAGTAGATAGAGGATTATAGAATACTACACCAGTACATTCAGTAACATCATCTACACCTTTACCGCTTCCATACAAATTAACTTTTACACCAACATGTCCTGCATCGATTCTTTCACATGATTGAAATAGAATTATCAATGCAATAAATGCACCAATTCCGATTAAAATTTTCTTTACCATTTTTTTGATTTTTAATTGTTTGTTTAATTGTTCTTGTTTTTCTTGTTCTCTTTCTTTTTCTCTTTGGATTTCCCAATGACTTTTTTCTGAGTAGGTTCCCATACTTTTGATTGATTATAATTAGTACTAATTGATTTTGCTCTTTGTATAATAAGCCATAAAGATAAAGCTATCACACCAAACCAAAGAACTGGCCCGATGAAAGCGATATCTGATGGAGTATTCATTAGCTGATAGATTAAATTCGTTGTTGGAATTAATGCGGTTAAGATGGCTACTATAATTAGACCATCCAAGAATAGTTTTTTGTAATTCATTGTTTGATTATTTAGTTTGTAATGATTTTTTAAGAGCCATAAGATCTTGTTTATACCATTCTTCCTTCGTTAACTTTTTGATTTCTTCGATTTCTGCTTTTTTAGATTCAACATCTTTAAGTAGTTCATCGATTTTTTCTTTCGTTAATGAATGAATAGGCATAGATAGTAAATATGTAAATGAACCATCTAACTGATCGAATTTATGTTTAATCAATTCGGCTTCAATTTGCGCTTTTGGAATGTTATTAATTTTTAGTTTACCATCAACAACCATTTTAATAAATCTAGCACGATTTGATAATCTGATTAAGTCTCGTGTATATAAATCAATGTAGTATTGTTTTCTTTTGTCGTAATAACTTAGACGAAAGTTAACAAAGTAATTGATAATTTCATTTACATTCTTGAAGATAATTAGCTTACCATTTTCATCTAGGCAAGTTAGATTTTCGGTTTCAGCTTCAGCCATTTTCAAATAACCTTCAAGACGAGGTTGATGTTGTTTCATTTCTGCTCTACCAATTTTTACGGTATAGCTAATTCCATTTGAACAATTATCATCATAATGACGAATGATTCCTTTTTCCAAAAGACCATTAAGTATATTGTCGTATTTCTCAAGGGTCATTGAAGGTGGAAGTTCAGAGATTTCTACGGTTGTGGTATCTTTCACATCGTAAATTCCACGAAATACAAATGATGATGCACTGCCATCGACTTTTTCAACCTTTCCATTAAAGTCTTTCCACCAAGGCAAAGGTTCTTTATATTTCTTACCATTAACGACCGCAAGACAAGCATCAATTAAATCTATAGGATTTCTATTTAGAATGTTAGTTGCGAAACCAACCGCAATACCAGAAGATCCATTCAATAAAACAGTAGGAATAATAGGTAAGAAGTATTCAGGTTCAATTTCATTTCCTTCTTCCATTCGAGGTGTAAGTAACTCGAAATCTTTATAAAGCAATCTGAAGTTTTTAGATAACTTGGTAGAGATGTAACGAGGAGCACCAGCTTCAGGAGATCGTAAAGAACCAAATTGACCAATCTCTTCAAGAAGAGGTAGGGAGTTCTTAAATGATTGTGCCATACCAATAATTGCAGCATCAAGCGATGCATTACCATGATGATAAAAAGATTCAACCGCAACCTTACCACTTAATTGAAAAATCTTAAATGGTTTTTCTGTTCCATTCTTCCATGCACGGTTTGCTGTAAAAATAATCTTTCTTTGGGTTGGTTTAAATCCATCGATAACGGATGGAATTGCTCGATTCTCTACTACATATTTTGCATAACTTAAATATTCAGTATCGAGATATTCAGTTACTGACTTTACTTTTTGTTCGGCTACTTTCATATATTTACGCTTTTAACAATTTTGCTTTTCTAGGGGCAGAATCTCCACCGAACCATTCGGATAGAGTTTGTTTGAATAGCTTATCACTGCTAATCAATAAGGTATTTGGGTTACGAATGATATCGTTATATTCCACATCTTCAAGAGATGCAAGTCCTTTTTTGTATTCGATAGACCAAGGTTTTGGATCAATTTCATTAAACCATTTATGATAATCACCATTGGTGTAGAAACTCATTGTTTGTTTTCCTTTTTGAGCAACTACAATAGGTGTCATAATTCTAAAAATTCGATTTTCGGTAAATAGTTCTGGCCAAAATTTAGCGAAGAAATTAATTAACAGAGCAGCGATTGCATCACCATCTGGATCAGCATCGGTATATATGTAAATCTTACCATAACGAAGATTTTCAGGTGCTTCACCTAAACGAAGTCCAAGAGAACCCATAAGATCGACTACTTCACGATTCTTAATAACATCAGAAGGTTTTAATTCATTAACATTTAGAAACTTACCTTTGAGTGGAAATGCACCGAATGATTGTGGATCTCTAAATTTACGAACGGCACTTAATGCACTCATTCCTTCGAAGATACCGAGTACACATTTATCACGATCACCTCTAGATTTTGCATCGATTAATTTCTGAATCTTGGTGGTATCTAGATTTTTGTTTAGTTTACGAAGTTGTGCTCTTTCCTCAGCATCTTTTTTACGATCAATCCAATCAAGTAAAGATTTTACAATTTCTGATTGAAAGATACGCATTGCAAGTTTATCTGAAAGGATGTGAGAAGATCCAAAATCTTTAGGTTCTGTAATTAGCTTTTCTTTTGTTTGTGATGAGAATGCCGGATTGAATACCGTTGCATTCACAAACAAAAAGATGTGATTACGAATTTCTGCAGGTTTTACTTCGACTTTGTGTCTTTTCTTGATTAGAACTCGAAGTTTTTCAACCGCTTGATTTAAGATATAATTGATATGAGTTCCACCATCTTTAGTTTCAATGGAATTAACAAAGGAAACAGATTGGAAAGAACCATTTGACGGTGCAAAAGCGAATTCCCAATTTTCTGAAGATTCGAATAAAGCATCATCGACGTATAATTTAACATATTCTAAAAATGATTTGAAACGAAACTTCTCTTTATTGAAAGTTACTCGAAGACCAGGATTTGCAGCAGCAATATCAATTAAACGTTTACGAATCATTTTGATATGTTCGTCACCAATTGATTGCATTCCAAATTGTTCTAGATCTGCGATATAAGATATTTCAGTAAATTTCCTTTCAGAGTTTGTGATTTTAGGTTCTGTTCTTTTACCCATATTGTCGGTAAAAGTCTGAATGAATTGATTTTTACCATCAGCGGTTTTGACGGTAAATTTCTTGGAAAAGATGTTAGTTAATGTAGAACCTACACCATTGGTACCGGCAACTGTACGAGATTGAGTATCATCGAAATTTGAACCAGCACGAAGATTCGAGAAGATTAGTTCGGGAATCCATTGCTTGTGTTCGGTATGTTGAATAACCGGAATTCCACCATTATCCCAAATGGTAACTTCGTTTGTTTTTTCATTGATGTTTATAACGATGGTATCTAGAGTTTTATTTCTTTTGGATTCATCGACTGAATTGGAAACAATTTCATCGAATAACTTTAAGAAGCCAGGATTGAATTCTATTTCTTCTTTTTGGAATTTTCCATTTGTTAAGAAGTACTCTGATGATTGATGGGGTTTTGTTGATCCGATGTACATTCCCGGTCTTTTTAAGACGTGTTGAATTTCATCGAGCAATTCGTATTTTTTACTTATGTCTACTGCTTTCATTCGAAACGATTAGTATTTATAATATATGTATGGGACGGTATCACCGATTCTAAAATCTTTTGTAGTCTTTACGCTATCACCATCTTCGTAATGATATGTATAGATTGGTTCCATTTGCTGAATGGTTGGATTCCATCGTGAACTAGTATCAATAGATTTGACAACGTGATTAACCACGGTTTTACTTTTTGGTTCTTTACAAGATGATGCGATAGAAGCAATAATTAAAACTGATGTGAGTATTTTTTTCATAGTTATAAATTATATGATGTTAAGAGTTACTAGATATAAGATCTGCTTCGGTTGAACGGAATTTACGACCGGTTGAAAGATCTACGTAAGTTTGTGGTTGATCCGCTTCTTTGCGAATTCTTCCCAATCTTTCTAGTTCTTTTATTCCAGCTTCGTGTGCAGTATCTTCGGTAGCACCGTCATGGTATTTGATATGGAAGTTAAATGCCGTTTTATACATTACTCGTTCAACTCCTTTTAAATTATCGTAGAATGCGTTCATATAGATTTTTTTAGTTATTAGATTATTCCCAAGATGCTTGAATTCCCATTGCGTTTGCTTCGGCTTTACGATTTTCCATTATGGTTTTACCAATTTCAGTAAATGTTGGGTATTCGAAGAACATTTTTAATTGATCGTTCCAAGATGTATTACCTATGAAGGAATTTTCACCAGCATGAAGCGAAACACCTTGATCAGGAAATGCAATTCTGATAGGTTCGGCGAAAGCTTGAGCTTCGTTTAAAGAAACATTTTCTAGGATAATTTCTTTTCGAATACGATTGCTAATTTCATTATAAAGATCAGGATTATCGTAATAATTGGTTGATCCGGTTAGTAATGAATACTCTTTCATGATTGCAGAATATTCAAGAGGAGAAGGAGAAATTGTTATTCTTACCTCTGATTGTTTTTGATTCATCCATTTTTTGTAATCGCTCATGATATGATATTTTTAATTAATTTGATATAACAAATATAATAAAACTTTTGGGAATAAAAAAATCTTTTTGAAAAAAGTTATTAACATTTTTTCATTAATCGAATAAAGTCTCTAGATAGCGACACATTAAATTAAAAGTGTCTAATAAATTCGTAATTTGAATCTCTTAAGGATTCGGCAACTAATTGATTGTATACACCGAAGGTTCCTTCAGTTGCTAATTTGATTGGTGCCCATTTAACAATGTGTGGTTCGTCAAAATTGATTTCACCAGAATACTTGGCTACAAATGTATAATTCATGTAACCATATTTGTGAATTGCAAATATAAGTTTTAGATCATGTACATCTAAACCGGTTTCTTCCTTTGTTTCTCGTATTGCAGTTAGAATAGGATCACCATTATCTTCAGGATCGGCTTTACCACCAGGTAAACCAAAATCAGAATGATTATCTTTTCTAGAAACACAGAGAATTTTTCCTTCCTCATTAATGAGAACAACTTGAGCACTAATCTTTTGCATGTATATGTGTTTTATATTTAATTTGATATTACAAATATAAAACAAAAACCCGAGATTAAAAAATCTCGGGTCTGAAAGTTATTAACAATTTTATGTTATTTAACTAGATAAGCATCTAGTGGTTTTGTAGGAGGTTCATTTTTGAAGTAGTAAACAACCTTCTTTTTAGCGTTATAGAATGTGATGGTCTTTCTAAAAGCAGTAGGGATCGTTGCTCCACTAGGTAATTTAGTGGCACCCTTTTCAAATATAACATCGATTCGAATAATTAATGAATCAGTTTTAGACCACTCACGTTCGTTTGCTTCGAGTTGTTTCCAAACTCCTCTATTTAATTTGTAGTGTTGTAGAGCGCAATTCAAATATGAGAATGTTAGTAATAGAGTTTCGCGATTAACACAGAAATCTGCTGCAGGAGCCATATGACCTTTATCGTATACGTTCTCAGCATAATCAGCATTGTCGCTTGTTGTAATTCCTTTTTCGGTATAAAAATCCATTCCATCTCGTTTTGCTCCACAATCACGGTGCTTGACTGAATACTCTAACCAAAGAGGTTGTTGTAGAGATTGGGAATACTTTACAGTATAGATTGGTCGTTTTACTAATGTATCTTGCGAATATCCAAAAAATGGAAGACATAAGATTAATAAGAATAGTAGTTTTTTCATGTTAGAATTTTCCTTCTGAATTTCGATATTTTACAGTTAACTTTGGAATGTAAATCATCGAGTGCTTGTTACTATCATCTTCTACGATTCTTTTAATTCTTTCGGTGTTATCCCAATCGCCAGGAAAGCATTCTTTTCTACGTGGTTGCGTAGCTTTTTGCTGATCCCAAGTACGATACTTGATATATTTTAAAGGTTCCATTTTCCAAGTCATTGCAGAATGACATTGTCCACCAAGACCTAAAGTGTAGTTATTCTCCGCATTCTCATAAGTTCCTTTGTCCGGGAAATACATGTATGAACCGGTATCGCCTTTAACTCTTTTCTTACGGGCTTGTGTTAAACTATAAACAACTTCTGGGTATTGTGTATATGCGGTAGCATGAGTTTTTAAATGGTCAGTTTTCCAGGCATCATCATGGTCAAGACGTGCAAAATATTTAATACCATCTTTTTTCATTTGAGCGATGGTAGCGTTTGCCGCTGTGTTTCCTCCAGTCAGATGCGGGATAGATCCATCATATTTGTCTCTTTCTCCCGGCGTTTTTAAATTATCCATCCAAAGTTTATCTTTTGGAACGATAGATGCAGCAAGTTTTTCAATTTCCGGCCATTCTTCTTGTGGATATGCATCACCCATGATGTAGACTTTCCATTCTGGCCAACTCTGTGCTTTAACTGACTCTAAACATTCTCTCAGAACTTTTTCGGTGGACATGTGATTTTGTCTACCACCAGAATCAATTTTGTAAGTAGTGATACAGATACCAAACTTAACACCTTTATCTGGAGTAGCAGTAAGTGCAGCTTCGTTAACGGTTTCTAAATTAACCCATTTAGTTTGCTCATTAAGAACGAAGTTTTTATACTTTAAAAATTCCATTAATATTGTTGTATTTTGTTATTTATCCTTGTTTCCTTGCAGGAATTCCAATATAAGTTCCTGGCTCGGTAATATTTTTGGTTACCACGGCTCCGGCTCCAATAATAACACCAGAGCAAATTTGGATTTTTGGAAGAATTGTTGCATTAGTTCCTATTCTACAAAAGTTTCCAATTTTGGCACCGCCTAGAATTTTAGCTCCTGGCATGATCTCATTAAAGTCTCCAATTTCTGAATCATGGAATAAACCTGCATAACAATTTATAAGATTGCCTATTCCAATTTTTGCATCAGTTTCCACCAAGGTATAGTCTAATAAGATGTTCCCTGTGTCAATCTCGGATCTCTCTTGAATGGAAGATAATTCCGATAAGATATTAATTGGTGTGGCGCCTAAGTTAACTAGATGATTAAAGAAGTACTCTCGCCATTTAGGATTTCCAATACAAATTGAGAAAATTACATCACCACCTTCTGAAATATAGTCCTTTATTGGTTGAAGTTCGTGAATGATTTTATGCTCATATAGGTTCTCTTCTGCTTCATCAGTATCATCAAAGAAGATAACTCGAGGATTTCTATTATACAAAGGAAGTACTTGTTTAGCTAATCCATTAGCTCCTATAACTATGTGCATATTAGAAGGTTTTAATTATAGTTGCGGTAATTTCATCGATATCCATAAGAGTTACACCATCATGACATGGTAGGCAAAGAACTCTTTTTGAAACATCTTCACTAACTGGACATGGTTGAGAATCAAAAATTTTGAATTCATTAACCGATGGATAGAAGTAACGACGAGGCATAATTTTAATTGCTTCTAATGCCGCATATACTTTAAGACATTGTTCTTCTGATTCAAATATGATTGGGAAATATGAGTAATTATAAGAGTCTTTATTGATTTCTTGAAAACGAACCGGAAGACCATCCATACGATGTTTATACATAAGAGTTAGTAACTGTCGATGTATAATCGTTTTAGGTAACATCTTCAAATTAGCTAATCCCATTGCTGCAGATATCTCATGCATTTTAGCATTAGTTCCTTCATGTACAATATCTTTCGTTTCGTTATGACCAAAGAAACGAAGTCTTTCTATACGTTTAGCTAGCTCAGGATTTCTGGTAATGATAGATCCACCTTCACCAGTATTGTAAATTTTTGTTGCATGATATGAATGAGTTGTAATATCTCCGAATTGAGAAAGATCTACACCTCTGAATTTTACACCAACGGCATGAGCACCATCGTAAATAACTTTTAATGCATGTTTATCTGCAATTTCTTGAATAGAAACCACATCACATGGATTTGAAAATACATGAACTGCTAAAATAGCAGATGTTCTTTCTGTGATTTTTTCTTCAATTTTAGATGGATCGATATTAAGTGTATAAGGATCAATATCAACAAAAATAGGTTCATAATCTTGCCATTGAATAGCCGATGCCGTTGCAATCCAGGTAAATGGAGTTGTAATAATTTCACTTCCTTTAGGAAGTTCTAAAGCTCTCATTGCAACTTCGAGTGCAATAGTTCCGTTTGTAACTAATGATAGATGAGGAATCTGCCATTGTTCTTTTAACCTTTGTTCAAGTTCTTTGACTTTAGGTCCGTTATGTGTTAGGATTCCACTTTCCCAAACTTCTTTTGCAAGATTTGCAAATTCCTCAAAGTTAGTTAGTGAAGGTTCTGATACTAGTAGACGATACATATGTTTGCCAATTTGATTGTTTTAATATACTTTTATGATGAGAATTATCTTTATTCTCTATCTTGATTTTAAGATCTCGAATAAGTTCCACGAAATGATCGCAAACAAATTCATGTGATTCGTTAACATTTCCTTCAATAAGAGAAAGGCTTACTTTAACAGATTCATCTACTCTAGGAGTAAATATTTTATCCGCTTTAATAGTTCCTCGAGTTCCAACGATTTCCACGTCACAACGATAAGTTGATTCAAAACTCCAGGTTAAAAATGCAGATATTCCCATATCATCGATGATAAATGTTCTTCCTGAAAGATCGATATCTAGAGATTTTGATAGATGAGTAACCGCATCTAGCCTTTGTGGTGTTCCCATTAGCAAAGAAGCTAACTTGATGGGGTATCCACCGGCATCAAAAAGAGCACCACCACCAAGAGCAGCCTTATAACGAAAATCTGTTTTTGTGTCTCTTGGAGGAAATTCAAATCCACTTCTAATGTATAAGATCTCACCTATTCGATTAAGATTTTCATTTATCCAGTTCCATTGAGTATGAAAAGGGAATCCATAATTTTCTTGAAGTATAACTCCGTTTTTATCTGCTAAATTAATTAGATATGTTGTTTGATAGGCATCTATTGTTAGGGATTTTTCACAAAGAACATTAATTTTTCTTCGTAAAAATGTTTTAATAGAATCAAAATGTTCAGATGGAGGCGATGAGATATAAACTAGATCAACTCCAATAATATCATCCGGATTGTCTGTCCATTTTGGAATTCCAAATTCCTCTGCATATCTTTGAGCTTTATGAATATCTCTACTACAAACAATAACTACTTCAATACCTGGGATTGCCTGAAATGCAGGAATCATTCTGCGTTTTCCAATATCTGAGCAATTTAGTATAGCTACTTTCATAAAGGTAAAGATGACATTATTGAACGTGTTTGTATGTTCACGTAATTGTTATATTGTAAGAAGGTTTTTAGTTGATTAAGAGTCATCCAAATGTAATTCCTTGGAAGTTCTAAATCTTCATTAACTTCTATGACAATATTTCTATTTTGTTCTTGATAAAATCTTCCACCTTCTTCGGATTGCATAACATCAAATAAAACAGAATCAGTATTTATTAAAGAGCTGTATTGCTCAAAGAAAGGAGATAGATCTAGATTTTCTTCAGACATTTGAATTGTTGGTGCCATTTCAACACCATCAAAAGATCCAATTTCATCTTTTAGTTGAACTAATAAGTGAAATACTCCATCAAATTTACGAGCAAAGAAACAACATATTCCAGTAGATTTAGGTTGAATAAGAGGTTGATCCCATTGAGAAGATTCACGATTTTCAATGAATATACGATAACCCACTACGTCGAAATACTTCTCATCTTTGTGTACTATCTTACCATCTATTAAATTCCAATCATGTGTTTCCGAAAGATAAATTAGCTTGGTTGAAGCCTCTCTTCTAAACTTAAGATCGGTGATTAAAGATAGAATTTCTGGATATGATTTCTGATATACGTCTTTACGAAGTAGAGAATCTATCCAAGAGGAATCATGTTGAATTCCACCAAGAAAATCTCTTAGCTCTAAATGTTCAAATGAATATGAACCAAAGTGAATACAACTTAAAACGGTTCGACTATCCATGTTCACTGTATTAGGATATCTAGTTAATGCAACAAGATCTCCAAGGGTCATCCATAAATAATTTTCATGTGATAACTCATCTTCAACTTCGATGATGATATTACGATTACGTTTTTGAAAAAATCTACTAGCTTGTTCGGATTGTAGCTGATCCACTAGGATTCTCGATTCGCCTTTTAAGAAGTATTCTACAAATGGTGTAAGTGCTCCACCATGAACTTTTGTAAAATTACTTTTAGTGGATTGTACAGTAGGTGATAGCTGAACTATATTGATATTTCCTGGTTCAATTTTAGCTTGAACTAGAAAATGAAGTACCCCATTGATTTGTTTGGTAATAAATCCCAGAATACCTATTTCAGGTTGATTGATTATAGGTTGATCCCATCCTCTTCCATCTAACTCATTACGTCTAATATGAATTTGATAGAATTTACCAGAAGTATGTTCAATTTTATGATCGTAGAATTTCCAACCATTTAGTTTATTAAGATCAATTTGTTGAATTGTATGCTTAACTAATGATCGTCTAGATTCAATCCATTGAAGAACTTCTTCATCGGATTTAGATCTGGTGTGTAGAGATTTTAGGAATAATAACCCTTGTCTTAATTTCAAAACATGTAGATATTTTTTACTACAAGCGGATCATGTCCTTAGACTTATAGTATTAATTATATGATTTGAAATTTATGAAGATTCATCTAATCACGGATTGCTCCAGCGGTATTGAACATAGAGAAATTAACTTTATGAGCTTTTCCGGTGATTCCATAAGAATTCTTAGAAGGTTTCAAATGTAGAGTAACTCCATCGTTTTTAACAACTTCATAAGGTGCACCAGCATAAAGAATTTCACTCCCTACCTCGATTTTAGCAAAGTCTTCAACTTTCATTTTCTCACCATAAGGTTTAATAAATCCTTCATTTAAGAAGTCTTCGAATGTAGGTATATGTTTCATTATAAAAATGCTTTGATTTTTTCATTGTATAATTTATCTAAAAAATGAACTGGATCATCTGACCAGAATTCAACTGCACATTCAGCTCCAGGAATCATATGACCACTAGCAGTCATATCAATTGCGATATATCCGGTTCCAGGACCAGAAGTTCTTTTACGAATACCAACTGACATTTCGGTAACTTTCATTCTACCCATTGGTTTTTGAAAGATTAATGTAATTGATGTGTAATCGTTATAACCTCGTGATTGACCTTTATTAGAAATAGTAGGAGGCGAAACCATGTTGGTTTTTCCATAACCAGCAGCTTCTACTGATTCAATATTATCAATGATAGTTTTGGGAAATGCTTTTAAACAAATATCTAGAATTTCTTGTGATATTTTAGATGGTTTTCCTTGAGAGTCATTGAACATTCCATATACTCTTTCTTCATTAAGAAATGTATCAAATGTAGGTATGTGATTGTTCATTATGCGGTTTTTGTTTTGTTTTCGTCTAGATCTTCAGCTTCAACATCAATATTTCCGTGTTTAGAACTACCGATAGTATACATGGCATTACCGTTACGAGCAAAGTAAACCTTTTCTACTCTAGCTTTATCGTTATCAAATTCAACCCAATCACCTACACTTAATTTGTGCTTTTTGGATTCGTTTAAAAATTCGTTAAATGTTGGTATGTGTCCCATTATGTTTTATATTTTTACGAGATTAACTTTGATTTTAGTTTCTCCCATGGACCAAGCAGTTAATAGACGATGATGTCCATCATATATTGCCAATCCATCAGGAAATTGAACTACATTAATTAAAGGCAATTTGTTGTATTTTTCAATCATTGCCTTTACTTTATTACTTTGAATATTTGGTTGAGTTATTTGAATATCTTTTACATTTACCATTTTAGGTTTTGCCGCCTTTTGGTTTTTTTCAAAAGTTTCAATAACTTCACTCCAAGTATGTTTGCTTCTATCGAATATACCATCTATTCGTTTTGCATCTTCGAATGTAGATCCTTTAGGCAAAACTTCTATTTTATCCATTGCGGAATCAACGGCTTTTGATTCGTTTAAAAATGATTCGAATGTAGGTATGTGGTTCTCCACAAGTTCTTTTGTTTTTATATTTATCTCTTACTTATATGATTATACAACAAAAGAGAACCCTTTCGAGTTCTCTTTAAAATGTTTTAGTAGATTGAGATTAAACGATGTTTTCTTCCCACCAGTCAGAACGGAATTTAATGTCTGGCATATCAACTTTTTCACCACCTGAGTAATCAGAAGCTAGTTCTCCGATATCTCCTGTAGGGAAACAGTCATGGAAAGTACGTTGCCAGAAAATATCTCCGGCACGATTGTAGTTTGTAACAACGAGTGTACCTACATAATCTTTCTTTAAACCTTGTTCACCGGTAAGTGGGTTATAGATTAAACGGAACCAATCGCGTAAAGTTTTGTATACGTAAAGTTCGTTTGCGTCATTTAAGTTAAGAGAGAAACTAACTGTTAAATCAGTAACAGTATCAGTAGGAACTCCCATTGCATAAGATCTTTTAGCGAACTTGTATTGTTGAGTGGTTGCTTCTGAACCTCTATCTTGTGTTAAACCTGCAATTTTGTTTACATGCTCAATCAAGATTTCTCCACCAGAAATAGATGATGGTGGAAGAATGTTTACCTCAAACAAGTTTTGATAAAACGGTTCGTAGTATTTAGTAGCCGCTTTACTGTTTAGAAAATGTGGTAATCCTGGCATTGTTTATTTGCTTTTTTTGTGTATTTTATTATTTATCTTAGTGCTTCGTTAAAGAATTGGCTAGGATCCTTGCGGATCCTAGCTTCATCAAATATTACATAAAGTTACCAGTTGAAATAGCACCAGTTCTTAGAATTGTAGTTCTGTGAACTAAGATACCCATTCCTCTAACAGGTTCGATGTAAGTATCAAGGATTCCAAAGTTGTTATCAATGATCTCAGTAGTGTTGTTAGTAGTATCCATGATGTTTTGGAAGTCGTAAACTCCACCATCAGCAAGAATTTGTGATAGGAAGTTATCTGCTAAAGTTTTAATTTCTAAACGATTGTTAGCAGTATTGAATTCCCAACGGTAATTTTTAAGGATAGCCTCAATTCCGTCTTGGATGTAAATTAACAACTCTCTTACGTGAACTTGTGAAAGAGCGGATTTTATAGTTTGTTGAGCAGTTTGGTTAGCGTTAATAGTTAAACCAAAACCTCTTTTGTTAACGATTGCGTTGTAACCAAATGGTTCAATTGAATCTAGATCTGTTCTATCGAAATTATATTCAACACCTACAAGACCAGTTCCTGTTACCACACCTCTACGAGGACCAGCAACGATTGAGTAAGGAAGTGCTTGTGTGTATTTGTCGATATAAAGGTTACCAACATAAGCGGCAGAAGGAACTGAAGTATTTTTTCCAGCTTCTCTGATAGTTAAGTTAGGACCATAGAAAGCAGAGTAGTTAGCACCATCAGCAATACCTGGTAAAGTGAATATGTTAGAAGGATTCAATGAAAGGTTACCACCATCAGCAATATAAGCAGCATCAAATTGAGTAGATGAGTTTAATTTGAATAGAGGGTTGGTACTATCTTTAAATTGTTTCACCGAAGGCATATTACAGATTGCCAATGCGGATTGACGATTCTTAGCAAGTTTAGTTAAACGAATCTTAGTTGCAGGTTCGATTGTTCCTTGGAATGAATCGATGATGTAACGGAAAGTAATAGTTTCACGATCAGCAAGAGCAGCCGCGATATTACTATTGTACATAACATCTAGAATCTCATTTTGACGAGTAGTACTTCCATCAGGCATTTGTCCACTTCTTAAAGTATAACCTTTAAGTGCAGTAACACGGTAGTGGGTTACAAAGTTAGAAGCCTCTTTATATCTTTCAATTTCACTAGTTCCTGAAATGTAGATAGGATCTACGGTTGTAATCTTGATCTTTTTGTAAAGAGCAGATGTAGGATCAGATACTTCACTAACTGAAAGAATTCTAGTTAAACGAGATTTTCCAGTAGTAGGATTGATAGTTGTAGCACCACCAGTTCCACCGAAGTTCTCAAGTAACAATTGATTTTTAATGATTTGACCATTGAAACCATTCAATCCTAAAGGACCAGTAGAACCATTATCTACCCAAACTACGTTAGTAGGATTTGTGTAAGAAGTTCCACCCCATAGAGGGAAAGATTCGTTGATATCACCAGTTAAAGTGTTAACCACATAAGTTGTTTGTGGAAGAATTGCAGTAGCTCCACTACTTAAATCTGAGTTAGTATAAGCATTAACTTCAATGTAGTTAGTGAATGCATTTAATACAGGAGCCTCATTACCGAATGCAGCAGCATTAGTAAAGGTAGCACCGGTAAAGTCGTTTGCAGTAACTCTAGTGAATTCAGCATAAGCAACTGCAGTAGCTCCAGTGTTGTTGATTTTAATTTTATCTCCATCAGTTATAATACCTGAAAGGTTAGCTTGATAAAGATCATTTGCAACCCCATTGAATAAATTACCACCTTCAGCGAAGTTGAAATTTACTGATTTGATAAGAGGTAAAGAAGCAGTACCACCAGCAGTTAATCCTGTAGCGAATAAACGATAGTAACCTTGAGCAACTGAAGTAGGACCAGTAACACCAGCACCAGCAACGTTAGAGATCTTAAGTGTTAAGATATCCGTTGAAGAATCATAAGATTCAGATGATAAGTAAGAGTAGTTACCTGAAGCACCTGCAACACCATTCGAAGCACCGGCTTTAATAAATGTGTTATCTACTGAGATATCGGTACGGAAAGTAGCGAATTCAGTAGCACTAGTAAATTTAGAAGAATAACCAGCAGGAAGTGAAGCAGAAGGACCATATACTAATAAAGTATCAAAGTGACCTACGTTAGAGTTCCAACCGTTTGTAGAAGAAGCGCCGGTTAATGAAGCAGAAGCGATCATCATAGCCTGAGCACCAGCACATAGAGTAGAACTATAAGTAGCACCAACTACTAAGCTATAAATACCGGTTGCAGCTACATAAGGAATTGCAGATACGATTGAACCGTAGTAAGATAAGAAATCTACCACAGTTGGTTCTTCAGATTCAATACCGTGACCAACTAAGTCGATCAAATCATCTCCAATAGTTTCAGGAGCATCATCGATAGTTTCTTGGTTAATACCTAGTAATAAACCAGTCTTAGAAGTTTCTAGGTTAACTAGATCTTGGATGAAAAGGTTATTACCATTTTTGTCTTGGAATTCAGGAATTAAACAACCAGTGTAAACACCAAGTACGTTAACTGAATTTAAGTTTAAGAATTGAGTTAATCCGTCTAAAGAATTTCCAAAAGAATCAGTGATGGTTGTTTTTAAACCAGTTGAATCGAAGTAAGTTCCGTAGATAGGATCGATTGCAAGGGATTGGTAATCCGAGAAGTCACCTTCAACGATAATCAAATCGATCATGTAATCAGAGATGTAATCGTTTTCATTGATGAAATCTGGCACTTTACCAGTTCCGTACCAATCTTTAGCTAATACATCAAAACCTAAAGTTGTTGATTTCTTAGTAAAAATTGAGATGTTTTTTCTACCAACGTTTGCAACGTTAAGTAATCTTTGAGCAACAACTGATTGGTAATCAGAGTTATCAGCAGTGTCAATAAGTGCTTGAGCATCAGTAAACCAGAATTTATCTTGGTTAAAGTAATTTGATACTGGAGCATATTTAACTGGTGAATTGGCTTGCCAAGACGCAGTAGAAATAGAACGGAATTGTGATTGATCTAAAGTATCGTCAAGATTCAATAGGTTCAATACAATAACCGGACCACGATCAAGAGAAACAAGAGCCGTTCTGTGGAAGAACGAACCTTTTCTTTCTAATGTAGTATCAATATCTCCGAAAATTTCTTTGAAGAAGACAGTGTCTTTACAAAGAACCGGAGTATTAAAAGGTCCTTTTTTTGAGAATCCGATAATTAAACGGATTGTCTCAGATGGGATGTTGGTAATTTGACTTTTGTCAAATTCCAAACGATAGACACCTGAGGATTTGAATTGTTGTAGACTAGGTGATATTGCCATTGGTCGTCGTTATTTTTAATTATATATCTGGGATTTTCTGATATGTATTAGGTGACTAAAAAATATCATATATTTCTCCATTGTCATCTCCGATTTCATCTATCATCTCTTCAATTTTGGCAATTTTTTCATCGTCTAAGAATTCGAAGAACTCTTCTACGATATCGGCAAAATCTAAAGTATCAAAGAAAGATGATACCGAAACTGCTGTCATGATGATGTCATCATTTCCAGTTTGTGCTGAATATGTTCCAGTAGGATTTCTAGAAAACAAAGAGGCTTCGTGTATAGATTGTTTCTCATTTAGCTGGATTTTACCAGACATAACTAAGGCTTTCATCTTTTCACAATAAATCTTTTTAAGATCTTTGTTCAATCGAAGACCGGGTTGTTTAACTTTGGCTCCTACTCGATGGTGATATCTAACTACCGAATCCTCATCAAAATCATTGGATGTTGGATAAAGCGTAATCAGGTTTTTCATCAACTCTGCACCATAAACATTGTACTCAATAACTAAACGAAGATTTTCTTGTTCAAATATTTTAACCGACATTGTATAAAGAACTTTTGCAAAATTCTCGATTGAATGTATATTTGAACGAAATAAACCGACTTGCTTTAACGAAAAGAAGTCAGTGATTCCACCAGGAGATTCTAGTTTTTCGATATCTTCGTATGATAAAGAATCAAGTTCGAATATATTTATCACTGAATGGTCGCGTCCTATTCCTTCGGCCAGATCTATTCCAAATACAAAAAATCTTTTGGGATCTTCAATATATAATGGATCAAAATCTGGGTGCCATTTTAGTTGAGAATAATCTAAACCTAAATCATCGAGTGCATCAAATTCATGGAATATATATTCAACCTCATCTCTCTTAAGTCTTTTAAGTTCATCGGATGAAAGTAGAAGATTCGATGACGATAAGAATTGACAACCATATTGTTGATTAAATGCTTCAAGCGAACCTAAATTAGCAATCTCTCTCTCTTTCCATTCTTCATCTCTACCAGGAACCTGCCACCAATCGACTCGCATCGCTTTATATTCGTTAGTTCCATCGACAGCTGAACTGTATAAATCATGAAATAGATCAAATCCATTAGGCGTACTCGTTATGATTACTCTGGATATTTTAGATGATGATAGCGTTGGGTATACATTTTCGTAGAAGGTTCTCTTAATTCCTTCTGGAATGTGCGCAAACTCATCTATAAATAGCAAATGGATGGTAAATCCAATACCACCAGTTTTTGTAGTATTCTGACCAATGATACGACATTTATTATCAAATATCATGGTCATAACGTCTTTCTTATTAACACCTGGTTTTAAGAAGAATGGAAGACCTTCAACGATAGCTTTGATCTTATCCATGATTTCTTTGGTGGTGGCACCCTTATTGGACATAAGAAGTACGTTTTTATCAAAGTGAAATAGGAGATACCAAGTTAAGAAGATTGATGATGTGATGGTTTTACCAATCTGACGAGATGCCATAAAGATATTCCATCTATTTGCTTGATATGATCGAAGTACATCTTCTTGGTAAGGACGAAGATTAATTTTCATATAACCTTCATCGGTCATTACTGTACAATAATGATTGGCAAAATGAATGATGTCTTTAGCACATTTCTTTATTTCTTCGTATTCCCAATCCGTATATTCAAAGACGATATTTCCTTTTCGATAATTTGGATCTCCTTCATAAAATGGATGTTCTGCCGTAGCATAACCTTCTTCCATTGCCACAAGGAGTTTTTCAACTTTCGCGGAAGTCCATATTACTTTATCATCTTCGGAATTTTCCTCTTTATATTCTTTTACTTTAAACATAAATTATAGCTTTTTGAACGAATATCCATGTTCAGTTGCCCAAGTATATGCAATCTTTAAGATCTCAAGCGAATTAAATCCTTCACCATTAATATGAAATACGAGAATATTTCCAGGCTGAGTATTTTGTGCTAAATAAGCTAATGCAACTTTGTTTGGATTAGGTAACTCTGGTGCACTCTTATCGAATACATGTCCTGCCCAAGATGCATATCTAATTCCTAAAGGATCTAGGATATTAAATGTGTCTTCGTTAGGTTTTCCGTAAGGTGAACGATACCATTTTACCTTTCGTTTTACCTCATTCTCAATAAAATTTACACAAGAATCAATATCATATGTTTGTTCTCGGAAATCTTGATTGGCAGGACGTTTATGTTCGTATCCATGACCACCGATTTCAAATTGCGGTGATTGTAAGAATGATAGGTCTTTTGATTTGTTTTCTTTATACCATTCAATATTTAGGAATATTGTTGCTGGTATTTTATTTTCTATTAACCAATTGATGATACTAAAATCTACTATGCTGGTTGGACATGTATCAAAAGTTAGATAAAGGACCTTCTCTTCCGTATCAATTCTAGTGAATTGCTTGGGATCTAGCTCTTTATCGTTATGTCCGGTAATTTTAATGTAATCATGAAAGGTTTTAAATGTACCTTTAATTGGCTTAATCATTTATAGTTCATCTTGATTTTCTGAGTCAAAATCCGTTTCTTCGATTTCTTCTCCATTGATTTCAGATTGAATGTCTCTCATTAAATTTCTAGTTCCTCTATTAACGGTTGCAATCTGCGGTTTTGAATCTTTTGGTGTGATATCAATTGAATCTCCATAGATATCAATATCACGTTTAAGTTTTTTCATGTTCTCTTCAGCAGCCATCATATGAAGTGTTTGATGTTTCATAATATCTAACATGGTTTTTTGTAAACCGCCAAGAACTTCAAACATACGTGGAGAAGCTTCACCAGCATCAATTGATCGTAATAAAGTAACAATAGCATGTTCAGCAGTTCTCATCTGAAACATTAGATTACTCATTGTCATTACATCAATTTTAGCTTTGAGTGTAATGTATTCATTCTTTTGTATTAACTCCTGTGATAGGTAGAATTTCAAAAGAGAATTCATTAACTTCTTAGCTTTGTTTTGTGCTATATCTTTTTCTCCGTCATAATCTAAAGGATCTGTTACTTGAAATGCAGGTAATCCTCCTCCTGACAATACTGGAGTAGAATTTGATTGTTGATCTTCTGCTAACAAATCATCTATAGATTTTCTTACTGGATCGTTTTTATCTTCCATAGTTATTTGTGGATGCATCTAATAGCATCTCTTCGGTTTTATTATTATTTGCAAAAAAAGCTTAAATGAATCAAAGAATGTACTGAATCTGACCAGTGATTATTAACATATAACCTTTATCTAAGGTGATCGAGGAAATAATATAGTTCTTCAGGCAGTACTAGTAAGTTACTAGGTAATTCTCCTTCATTCTTCCCATTTCATTATCTAACATACTCTTTAACTAATCTAAGTGGAGGTATAGCATTGTCTATCGCCAAAGATAAATGAGAATCTCTTACTACATATTGATTTAGAACCACTGGCTGTTTTTCTTCTTCAATGGATTCGTTCCAAATTCTTACATTGGTTATTCCAATAGTTCCTCCTAATAAAGAGAAAGCGGTTGAGGTAGGTTTTACTTCTTCTGGTATCATCGAAACATTTTCGGTATAGACTAACTGAAGATCCGTAGTCTTTTGTGCAGTTGGAGCCGCTTGGGACCATTTCATTTTCCAAATATGTACTGATGCTTGTGAAAAGTCATTAAGTTGATTAACCACTATAGCATACCATTCTTCTCTATTTAGTTGAGGGAAGTTATGATTAAATTGAAGAGTTTGATTATTGATCTTAACTTCAATCCCGCTAGTTACAACGGTATTATTGACATTGTTATAAAGCAAATTAATTTGATAACCTTTATTCTCATCATCATTATATCCATTCAATAAGGTATCATAAGTATTTGTTTGACTTGTCCAATTTGATTTAAGAGGTTTGAACCATGCAGAAAATGCAGTATGTTCTTTTACAGGTCTATTTACGGCTAATTTATATTTCACGGCTAATTCATTTTGCTTAATTCCAGCATTCAATTCATAGAAGTATTTACCAACTACGGTGAAGTAGTTATTTAAGTCATATGTTTTTATTTGTAGATCTTTATTAACAAGAGATCTAACTTTATCAAATCCTCCAATGTTTACTGTTGTATATTGATCAGGCTTTGTTATTTTCAAGAATTCTTTGTCAATTTCTGGTTGAAGAACCTCATCAAAGTTTTCAGTTAAGTTATCTACATAATCATTGATCTCTTTGATATCTCTCATTACGTTAAGTTTATCCTGCCATTTATAAAGCATTACTTTGTAATAAACTTGAGACATCATAAAGTCTCTGTATAAATATGCCGAATGAACTTCAAACATACGATCAATTAAAGGAAAGTACAGATAATCTTTTTGTTCAGGTAAATCATCTACACCGAATGCTCTTTCGAAGTGATCTCTAACAATATGAATTTCAATACCTTCACCGAAATCCATATCATAAGGTAAGAAAGATATTGAGTTATCAGGGAATGTGTTATCCGGCACCATGATTTTGATGTCTTTAACATCAGTCACGTTGAATAAAGAGTATTCCTTAAGTACTGCATCAGCCGAAGCCGTATCGGCTTGAGTTTTGAAATAACGAACACAATGACCAAACATCTCAGATACAGCACAAGCAGCTTCTCGATAGAAGTTGATTGCTGGATTCATTAAATTGTAAGGTTGAAATAGAAGTCTTGGATCGCAATCGATTCTAACTCCAGTATAGAAATTTTGAGATGGCGAACATTGAGCATAACAAGAGGCCTTTCCAAAAGGCGATTCCACCATTTGTTCAGCAGGATTTCTAGTCTCATATTCCATTGCCATTTGAGTAAGAGTTCTCGTTCCTACGTCGGTTCCATAACGAGTTAAACGAAACTCTAAGAAGAAACTATCGTGACCAGTAATGATTTTATCAATTAGGTCCTGTTGATTTGCTACTGATGTAGTTCGCACAGACCAAGGTTCCCAAGCTGCCCATACCATATTATCATATGACCAACGAATAGAAATATCGTGGCCATTTTCAGCGGTATCTAAGGGAGAAAAATCAAATGAAATTGATTGTATAGATCCAATTAGATCAAATGCTTCTGATAACTTAACGACTAATGTGTCGTTAGCTTTGTAAGTGTTATTGTTTGCAGATATATTGAGTAAATATCTCATTGAGCTTGATTATTTTAAAATAATGCCGAAAACTGCAGTAAGAATCAAACCTATAATAGATGTGTAAATTATCCAAAGTGCTTTGTTTACTCCGTCTCTCCACGATTCAAGAGATTCTAGTCTAGAAAGGATTTTAGGATAATCATCGATTATATCTTCTACTTCTTTCCCAAATCTTTCAATGGAGTCGGTATTTTTGTTGATTCTTACGATTACACCATCATCCGGATTAAATAATCGTTTTTTGAAATATTCTAGATCCTCTTTTATCACCTTTTGATCTATTTGCATAGACACAATCATCGATTTCATGCTCTCTATTTCCCCATTCGGTAATTTCGATTGGATTGTTTGAATTGCTGATAAGATTTCCTCAAATCTTTTGTCTACTAGTGGATTTTGTCCTGACATTCGCGGGAATATGTTTTTTTATATATTCAACTTACTTCTTAACAATTAGAAGCAGGATTGAATTATCCTTCTCTAGTTTTGGACCGATAATCATAAGGATTCTATGAATGATTTCGAATTCTTCGCTGCCTTCTTCGAGGGTAGAGGCATAAATGGACAGTTTATCTATTAAATCGTGTGCTTGTATCTCGGTAAAGGCCTTTGGTTTAAGAATATCATATGTAAAGACCCCAATATCTCGAAGGATACATTCCATTAAAAATAGATCTACACCATCAAAATCTGCAGTTAGATCTATTCGAGAATGTGCTATACGATAATCAAAATTGATGATATTTTCTTTCTCTCGACTAAAATTAGTAGATTGAGAAACATTCACTTTGAAGTACTTTAGAGATTGAAATCTCGATAGAATAGTATCTAAAAAGTAAATGGAAGTGGCATTCTTAAAGAGAGTTTTATCTGATGAATTTCTGAATATATCTAGATCTTTGGCAAACTTGGAAGTAATCACCAGAAACACATCATCCGCCTTAACAAAAAACGAATTTTCATCTTCTCCATTTTGGATGATGTTGGTTTTCTTTCGTAACTCAGATACCAGTAAACGATCTTTGTAGTTGTTTTGGTATAGGAATATTTCGAGAATTAAAGGTTGTACTAACGGTGATATGTAATCAGTCATACATTCCAATCTGTTTTTCTAGCGATTTGAAAAGTTTTTTCATTTCGTCTGGACGATATCGAATACATTCGTCTAATTCTCTTTGGCCAACTGCATTTCTTTGCATCCATATCGTTGCAAGTTCTGCATCTGGTTTCCATCGCTTTTCGGTTCCTGTAGATACTTTCTTAGTCTTTGTATATATCCATCCAGGAACTTTGCTAAATCTCGAAGCGACGAGTTGCCATAGATCAACAACAGCACCAGGATTTGCACCTACTCGATTAAGTGATTGAGCAGTAGTTGGGTATTTTATAGACATGAATCTTTGAATCATAAAAAAGTTTTTGGCTTTATCATGATAAGATAGCTTTGCATATTTATTTGGATCAGAAAACATAGTTCTGACAAGATCGAATAATTCCATAATGATTATATGATTAGATTTGAATTTGTGGAACCCACCATGTAGTTCTTCCGTCTTGGGTTCCTTCAGTAATTACTGGATGACCGGCTTCACATGTCTTTCTTCCATAAACTTTGAAGAAGAATGGAAAATCTCCTGATTCACCATCAAGTCCAGCATATGTTCGTATAGTAGCTCCTCGATTTTCATAAGATCCAACGATTACTTCTCTAACCGATTCATTTAGTAAACTAAAATCTGTATCAGTTAAAGATTCAACTGTTCGATGAGGTGATAGACGAGCTCGATAGAGTGCCTCGGCTTTAATGTAATTACCAATACCACCTATCAGATTTTGATTCATCATTACGGCAGGTAGAGTTAGATGAGGAAATTTCATTAGACGAGTTTTGAATAACTCATCAGTAATTTCGTGTTGTAAATGATTTGGTCCAATACCATTTGCCTTTCTTCGAGTAAGTTCTTCGGAATCAGTAAATCTCATGGTACCGAAATTTCTAGGGTCAGTAAAGTAGAATTTACCTTGATTGGTTATTACTTCAACATGTCCGTGTTTTGTATGTTCTAATCTCCATCCACCGGACATTCCTAAAGTATTCCAAATAAACCAAGATTTGTCGTTTTTATCTTTCAAATAAAAGATCAAAAGTTTCCCAGAAAAGGAAACTTTGTCTACCTTCATAGGAAGGTTATTAATAAATTCATCAAAACCTGGAGGGTTTCCGTGTCTAGAGTATCTACCCGATAAAATGTTTATCTCAGAAATTTCTGAGTTTTGCATTCTATCATTCAGACTCGTTGCTGTCCTCGCTACTTCCGGTAATTCTGGCATCTTTGCTTTCTTTAAGTAATTTTTTCTGTTCTAGAACCAATCGTTTTTCTTCGATTTTATTTTTGCTTTCTAAAGCGTTTGCAATTCTTTCTAATTGCTCGGCTAATTTTGGAAGATCGAAATCGTAAAATTTAGATCCTCTACGAGTTGTATGAAATTCTGATGCCATATAGTATTTTTCTTATTTTATGATGGAATTATTTAGTTAGATTTGACCAAAAATCATCATTGAATCCTTCAGTCGTTTTAGTTACTATTACTTCTGAATTGATTTTTGCCGTATCTTCGGTTTTTATTGATTTGAAAACTCCTGATTCATTAAATGAATCGAGTTTTTCTTTTGAATAGGTGGTTCCTCGAAGAATAGCATCTTTATCTTGAATACCATGAACCGAAGCACCTGAAAGTGATTTGTTCCATTTAGTTTCGATATTTTCGAACATAAGACCATTTACTCTTTCTGGAATACAACGCTTATGTAAGAATACTAGATCTCGGTTTTGTTTCCATTTAGTAATAATTTCCTCGATAGGTTTATCGATTTTAATTATACGTTTAGCGATTGTACAGATTTCTTCGATAAAATCATCTTGAAAAAAGTGAGATTGATTAACGAATACTTTATCGGCTTTGAATTCATCGAGAATTTGACGAGCATGATTATCAGTAACTCGATAGGTAATAGGTCCTTTTTTAGTTTCTTTAATCTTAACGTCTAGAGGAGAAACATTATCGCCTGCATCGCCAATAAGTACTTTTTTGAAAACGAATTCAAGTGTATTTACTTCATCGATTTTCATTTTATTAGTACGAACGATATCTCGAAGATTTTGTTTTACATTAGACATTAGATCTACTGGAAGATTGAAGATATCAGTTGGTGCAGATTGTGCAGTATCTTCATTTAACCATTTTTCGAAACCTCGAAATACATGAATATCTTTATCGAATTTATTATAATAGATGGTATTGGTACCAGCAGATGTATCGTGATTTGCCAATTGAAGTAAATCATTATCACCAGAGATAATAAGAGCATTTTGACCATTTTGATTAAGATAAGCAGACCATGCAAAAATTAAATCATCGGCTTCGGCACCAGGTACTCGAGAAATTGTAACACCAAGAGATTCAAGTGCTTTAGCAAATTCATCATGTACTTGATAGATTGCATTCCAATTGATTTCACTAGATTTTTTACGAGTGCCTTTGTATTCGGCTTGTGGAAAGAATTCTTTACGCCAAGAAGATGAATCGATGCAATAAACTACTCGATTAACAATTCCATCGAATCGTTTTACTTCGGCAGCGAAGTCTACTGAAAGTTTCCAAAGAAGCAAATTTTTATCTGCTTCAGGTTCATCAAAGAAATTGAAGGGTTTTCCTTGTTTGATTTTTTGACCGATGAAATAGGTTTTATGTAACCAAAAGTTTGCATCGAATATTAACGTGTATTTACCAACCATTTTATAAATGTTTATTTATTATTTTATGTACTATGCTATAGCTTGATTAATTGCATTAAGTGCTTGATCGTATGACATTCCTTCGTAAAAAACGAAATAACCGGTTGTTCCGTTCGCTGCCCAATCGTCGAATGCAGAATTTAAAATGGAATGATATGTGTCCATTACACCTTTCCAATAAGATTTTCCGGATTCATCTGAACCATATTCGTTTTGTTTTTCTCTAGCTTCCGCGTATTTTTGAATTAAATACTCTGCATTACTTACCATATCGTTTATTTTTATTTGTTTTTACGTTGTCCTAATTTGCGAGTTCCATATTGAACCGTTAATTCTGTATAGCTTACTTCGTTTTCGAAGTTGTATTTGTCGAAACGTATAATTCCTTCTCGAGTATATCTTTCAACGAATTTTCCAGATTGAAGGATATTAAACGTATCTTCATCTACAGTTAATACATCACCTACTTTATAATGAACTGCAGTTCTTGAATAACCGGCATTTTCTAGGATTTCGTCTTTTACGATTAAATTGAATTCTTTGTGTACCATAAAGTTTATATTTAATTTGATATAACAAATATAATACTTTTTTGTGGAAAAGAAAAATCTTTTTGAAAAAAGTTATTAACAATTTAAGCACCTAGATATTCTAATACTTCTTTCCATGTAGGAAATTGTTCGGTTGTAAAGTGAATATGTTCTCCACCAAAATCGGCTACCCCGTTTGCAATTCGATCATCGATTAAGAAGTCACCTTTAACCAGGCCTTTATTGTGGCATAGAATTAACTTCTTGTGTGCAGTTTTCCCTAGGTTTTCTTCTACCCAACGTCTTTTTTCTGCCCAACTATCTGGGTTAGACCATGCCGGTGTACTCAAGATATAAGTTTCATATTTCTCTTGTAATCTAGTCCATGCCTCGATTGCACCTTCAATAGGTTCCAAACCTTTGTAAGCTTCAGGATGTCTGAATAGCTTGTGTCCCTTAATTCCAATTGCTTCAAGTTCTTTTGCTCTTTTATCAAAGTCACAAATAACACCATCCATATCAATTAGAAGGATTGGTTTTTCGGTTTTAATGCTTGCTCTTAAATAATCTTTACTCATTTGTGTTGTCGTTAAGAAGTGGAAATTCTAGTGTTTCTACCATTGAATTCAAAACCATATCGGTTGCATGATCTTCATCAAATTCTATTGGTTTCTGTATTGGTTCTTTTTTAGTCTTTACCAATTTATTGTATAAACAGGCAATTTCATCAATGGTTAAATTACTTTTCTTTCCATTGATATCGACTGTACATGCAACTACATTACCTTCAATATATCCTTTATCCGAATCTATTCGATCGAATGATCTTGCGTTAGGTCCATCTTCAGTAAATGTTACTCCGGTGTAATAACAGGTTTTGAATCCTAACATACGTTTAACATATTCAAACGATAAGTTAAATTCGATTTTACGATCCATTGCACTTTGATGTATATTAATCATCTTCTTTGCAATTTCTATATCGGTTAGCTCTTTTGCTTTTCCTGTAGGTTTTTTCTTTTGTGCTTGTGCCATTTGTTTTACTAATTTATTATCTTATGATATAACTTCAATACCAGTCTTTTTATATCTTGCCCATATATCAATTCCATCCCAATCATCTGGCATGCAGGTTTGATGTTTGGCATTTAGAAGAGCATCTTCTTCGCGAGTTACAATTGTAATTCTTGACCAATGACGAAGAATTTCTTTACAATCGCTTGGTGAATTAGCTTCATCGAGTATTTTTTGTATAATCACCTTCATTGGTACAGGATGCTCTGCAATGATTTGATATGAGAATAACTTTCCTTCTTGAGAATCCTCTAATGCTTTTGCACCTTTTGATATGGCATAAGTTAAACCTTCGTATTCTAACTCGGTTGTAATTATGGTTAGAATTTTACGAATGGTATAATTAAAGGCTGCTCGATGAAATGGTTCATTTCTCATTTTTTGAACGATGTTCCATGCCATTTGAGCAGCCTCTTCACCTAAGATAACATAAGCCTTTCCATGATCAGTATTAGCCGTATTTGCAAAGTGAGGATAGTTTCCTTCGTGATTTTTTCTGATTAGTTTAGGTTTTGTCATTATAATTCGAATGTTGGTTTTAACCATAGACCTCTACTGAATACAAGAGCAGTAAATCCAGGAAGAATATCCTCAACGTCTCTAAATAACTCAAGAGTTTTAACAGTATCTGCTTTCATCATTTTAAAAACTTCTTCTCTAATTCTTTCAGCGGAAACTACTTTTTCGAGTTTTTCTAAAATTGCCGGTTGACCCATAGCTTCGAAAATATCTACATGGATTGCAAAACCCTTAGTGATTGAAAACCTTAAAGCTCTTAAGAATCTTAAAGGATCGTCCATCATTGTTTGCGATGCCGGAAGAGGAGTTCTCAAAACTTTAGCATCTAAATCCTCTTTACCACCGAACAAATCGATTATAGTTCCATCTTCAGAAACTGCCATTGCATTTAGTGTAAAGTCTCTTCGGAGAAGATCATCCTCTAAATTTCCAAGAACCAAGATAGGTTGTCTTGTTCCTGGTTTGTAACCAACCTCTTTTCTTGCCATTACGAAATCGGCAACCAATCCACCACGATCAGATTTTGGGAATTTAGCTCGGATCGTAAACATTTCTGGAGTGGATAAGAAAATTTGGAATCCTCTTTGAATCATCCAATCTTCCATTTGTTTAAATCCTTCTTCGACTGTTTGATCGAGATTATCGAGTACAAATGTAAAGTCTATATCTTTCGATTCTAAACCAAGTAATTCATCTCTTACGCAACCTCCTACTTTAAATAATTTTGGCATAATTTTTTGTTTTATATTTGAGTGTATTTTTCTGAATCAAATTCTACCTTCCATTCTGGATGAAGATACCAATGTGATGGATTGAGATAAATTATAACGTATTGTTTAGGAGCACCATATGAATTGGTTTCTTCTAATGTAACGATTCCTTTTTTAACGAGAGATGAAAGTACACCTCGAATCGATTTAGTTGGAATTTTAGTTGCGATTGAAAGATCGGTTGCATCTACATCGGAAAATCCGGGTTCTGCATAAAGACCGTGAATTAAAGATTCTAATACTTTGTTTTCTAAATCGGTTAATTGAAGATTGTGTTTTTCCATAATGTTTATATTTAATTTGATATTACAAATATAATACAAATAGTTGGAATAAAAAAATTTTTTTAAACTTTTTTTTCAAAAAGTTATTAACATTCTTCTCGAACATAACGATCAGATTCTCTTTTCTTGATAGTCTCTCGTTTATCATAGTCTTTTTTACCTTTGGCTAATGCAATTGAACATTTGATTTTTCCATTAACACTTTTCAAAGCAGTTACTACAATAGTTGTTCCTTCGGTTAGATTTTTTTCTAATTTACGAAGTTCTTTTTGATGAAGTAGAAGTTTTCGTATTCTCATTGGTTCATGTACGAATGAAGTGTCAACTGGTGTAATATTCATTGACTTTACGAATAGCTCTCCATTATCAAAGAAGCAATAGGAATCTACTAAAGATACTTTAGCGGCTTTGATACTTTTTACTTCAGTGCCAACCAAGACAATTCCTGCCTCATATTGTTCTAGAAAATGATAATCGAATTTTGCTTTGCGATTTTGTATGTATATTTCTTTTTTCATGAGGTACAAATTAAAAAAGCCTGGAAACTTTCGAATCCAGGCTTTTGTGAGGTTGGTAAATTAGATTACGATAGCCTCGATCTCTTTGATAAGAGCTTTAGGATCGATTTCCATTCGTTTAGCTAGCTCATACATTTCTGATGAATAACCAAATAACTGGTAAACTTTGTTGTTAGGTTTAAACATAGTAGTTCCATAACCACAAAGGTCAATTGTATAAACGTGAGGTGAACCAAACTTAGAAGTATAATTTGCATAAGTACTTCTAGAAGAACCCCAACGATTACCATTGATAATATCATCTCTTCCTTGCATATCAGAGATAATGAATACTCGATCATAAGCACCGTTTTTCTCTAGGGTTGAGAAGATTGAGTTAAACTCAGTTCCACCATTAGATCCTTGACGGATAATGCTTTGTTTGATGGTATTGACCGTATCTAGAGGATTCACATTTACTTTTTTACAAGTATTAGAGAATTCATAAACATCGGCACTTAAACCTTTAGCAAAAGTTGCAGCGATTAAACCACCTTTATCAATTGCTGATTTAGAACCTTGAGCTTTATTCGATAAACGAATATATGAGCACATAGAACCGGATGTATCTAGAACAACCGCAGTTCTACCATTCATTCCCATTTCAGCCATGTTAGGAATTGATAGTTCATATGCATCGTTAAGAGCTTTGATTACTCTATTACGTCTTGAAGAAGAACCAATTTCCATAATCATTTCCATTGCTAAATCGATTTGGTAAGGAAATACCAGAGATTTGCGAATTGCATCTTTGCTAGTTAGCATTTCACAAACAGAATCGATTAAATCAGCATCACTTGAATTTGAAAGGATGTTACGAACATTTCTTAAAAGTGCAAGATAACCAATTTTCTTACTCGTAATAAGTTCACGGTAATTTGATTCCTTAGCAACTTTTAATTCAACTTCAGCTTCGGCTTTAGAGATGGTTCCTTCTTTCACTTTCTTCGCAACCTCTTGACCAGATGAAGTGTTCTTATCTTCAACCGTGTTAAATTGTTTAAGAGATCCTTCCATTAATGATTTGAAGATAGGTTGCATTTTCTCGTTTGGTTTTGGGTGAACCAAGTTTACCAAGTCAACCAATGAAACTGATCTTCCTTTACCTTGATATTTAGCTAATTCATAAGCATCAGATGATTCAAGAGTTTCTCTGAAACCTTTTTTCATTGAGTTAGGCATTGGTTTACCTGGGTTAAGTGCTTGATAACAAGCCATAATTTCAAGCATATCATCAATACGATATACAATTCCACCTCGATTTTCTTTACGATCACGCTTAGAGAAGAATCTCTTTGCGATTTCTGTTCCAGAAAGTTCGGATGCTAAAGCAACCGATCCAAAGTGAGTTACCGATCTTTGACCAATTACTGAACGAGTGTACACAAGAGCTTTCGCAACGAATTCCAAATCTTTCTTCGCAATTTCACGAATCAAGTCTGCAAATCGAGTTTCTCTATCACTCAATTTTTCGTAATAGGTATTATCGAACCCATTAGCCAGAATGCTTACTAATTCCATTTTAGGATCTAGTTTTACTGATACACCACCTTGATGGTTAGTAACAGTTTCTACTGCATTTGTTTGTTTTTGATTGTAACGTGCCATGTTTTTGTTTGTTTATATTAATTTCAATTTCAATTCAATAAAAAAAGGGACTCGCTCGAAAGCGAATCCCTTGTAAAAATTTTTGATAGAGAATCCCGGGTAGAGATGGTTTGAATTAAAGCCTGAGCTTAAATTCTAGTAGGGTGGATCAATTAAGAACCACCTGCTGTTCATAGTTATAGAATTAATTGTATAAGCTTCTTGCGAAGTTGAAGTACGATGTAACTCTACACATAACTACTATCAAAATATCTTATCAAGGGAATGTTGGGTGAGTGTGTTTTGTATTTTCCAAATAATTACGAAGTAACTCGACCGCTTACCACTTGTTAAAGTTGTGTTATTTAAAAGAACGATTGTTTATATTATATGATGGAAAGTTATCCAGTTTCACAGAATACAAACATTTTTTTTAAAGTTTGTTAATTATATATCTGATGACTTTGATTTTTAACGGATTTTTGACCAATTATTATCAATTTCATTTCCACTTTGAGATGCTCGATATTTAGATCCTTTAAGTTTCATTACCAAACCTTCATTACCACGAGTAGTAAACATTTTAAAAAGAGATTCGACATCTTTTCCGGTCTTGGCACTATGAGTTTCTACTTCAATTCCAAAATCATCTTTAAGAACTTGAAGACGTTCCTCAATAGTAGCATCAGGTCTTTCCGGCAGATATATGTCAAATATACGAATTTGATATTTACCGCTTTTTATTGCACCACGAACTCGATGTTCCACTTCTTTTTCGGTCGAGATTATTTCACCATCTAGTTGGTATTCATAAGGTTGGTCAGGATAATCTGTTTGAACTGGAATAGAATTTCCAGTCCTTGTCCATGATTGATTTTTATGTATTGCAATTCGCCATCCACGCCATTTAGGTTGAATTATGTAATTCTCTATCTTGGATTCGTGTGGAAGAATTGCAGTAGGTTTAGGAGGATATGCTAACATAGATTATGAATTTATAAATTCTACTGAACGTACTTTATCACGAAGAGATGCATATACATCGAATACTTTTGTTGAATTAATTCCTTCACCAAGTTTTTCTAGTCTTGTTCGAATTTCATTTTTCATTTTTTGTAACCCATCGACACCAACTAAAGAAATGATTTTTTCTTCAGTTCGATCATAAGCTTCAGGTTCAAAAACTTTACCATCTAATAAACATGAACGAGTACCATTAGGAGTTTCCATACAAAATGCATCGAGTCCAGAGAAGTTCATTGAGTAAATTTCAGGCATTTCTAAATTAGGAGAATTTAGGCCATTGTAATGTTTTCCATTTTTATTAGTAAACCCTTTCTTGGCAGCAGCGAAGAATACTGCTCTAGCGACTGCAAGTGATTTTGCAAATTGAGGTTCATGATTTTGCATTTCTGCAGCTTCCTTGTAAACCATTGTACAAATAGGAAAGCGATTGATAAAGAATGTTGCCATTGATTTTTATTTTTAATTAAATTGATTATACAAATATAATAAAAATAGTTGGATAAAAAAAATCTTTTTGCAAAAAGTTATTAACAATTTATCAAAAAATAAAGGCTGAGGTAGCGAATCCTCAGCCTTTTATAGTTGTAACTATACCGGTCCTAAAAGTGAAGATTTCTAAGAATCTTCCCGGACTATTATAGTTTATTTATCAATTTGTTCGTACGATTGCTTGTATTTTATAAACCAATGAAAGCATGGTAATTACAGGATCAATTACAAATCTTTGTTCGTAAGAATGTTTATTTGTTTCATAACAGATTTCGCCAACTTTACGCATTAGATGAGGTTTTTCAAGTTGAATGTATTCGATAAAATCCGTTCCTAATGCTTGAATAACATCTTCAACTCGATTTGAGTAATTAGAAACTAAAAATTGATAATTCTTTATTTCATCACTAGTTGTAAAGATGTGTTCATAAAGATCACGAAATACACCATGAAATTTCTTAACATCATCAGATGTAATTTTAGTTCTTCCTTCAGCATGATAACCTTGAAGAATTGAGATGGTAGCACGAAGATCTGGGAATTTACGACGAACTAACTCGAGTAAAGCATCTTTTTCGATTTCCATACCTTCGGTTTTAAGGATATCAAATACTCGACGAAGATATTTCTTTTCGATTTCTTTAGATTCTTCGTCGGAGAAGTCGAAGTTAATACATTCAAAACGTGATTGAATGTTATCTGGAATTTTATTGAAGTAATTACAGGTTGCAATGAAACGAGCAGTTTTATGAAATTGTTCGATAGTTCCACGAAGAGCTTTCATATATTGATCCGATACACCATCGAACTCATCGAGAATAACCACTTTCATTTTACGTTCACCGTCGATTACTGAAAGAGTTGAGCAGAATTCTGTGATTTTTGTACGAACCACATCGACACCAGTTTCTGATGAACAATTGATATACATGGTTGGGTGATCTTTAGAAAGCACCTTTGCGGTAGAAGTTTTTCCACTTCCTGGACCACCATAAAAAAGCAAATTTTGATATACGCCATTTTGAACTTTGGCAAAAACTCGTTCAGGAAGAATAAGTTCTTCGATAACTTTTGGACGATATTTCTCGGTCCATAACATATTTGATACCTTCATACTAAGATTTGAATTGTTTTAATTATATGATTGAAAATTACTTTTTAATTCGTTCGAAAGAAGCAAATAAACAAATTACACCCATTGTAGAGGCTAAGAAAAAGCAACCCATTTCGTTTTCCACCGCAGCAAATTTAACGAATTTTTGCGCAAATCCTGAGATGATTGAATATGCAATTGTGAATGCGATTACTGAATAGGTAAAGAATTTAAGATCGATAGTTAATTTCATATGTTTATATTTAATTGGTTATAACAAATATAATACATTTTTCGTAAATAAAAAAATTTTTAGTCATTTTTTTTAAAAAAGTTATTAACATTTTGATGTTAATCTGTATATTCCGACAAAAAAAGTCGAGATTGCTCTCGACTTTAGAAATATTAACAAATTTATTACTAAAAACCACAGAAATAAACATCTGTTACATTACCAGATTGTTTGAAAGTTAAAAAAGCGGAATATGCTGGATTTCCTTCTACTTCACTCATTCCAAAATAATTTCCATTAGATGGAATAGGTTGATTGCCGCTGGAATCATTATATACAGTATCGCCTATAGTAGGTAATGTACCTGCTCCGTTATGCCATTGTGGTACAAGACATTGAGTATAGCAGGAATCTTGAGGAAACGATTGAGAATCTTGTGATCTGAAGAATAACTTTAATCCACCAGCATTCTGATCATATCCATGAAATGATCCTAGAGAATAAGGAGTGGATGCACTCGGTTGAGTTGGGCTATTAGGGTTAATTGTTGCATATTCTCCATTAAAACACTTCTGTACTTGTGTAGGACCTTCTACCGCAGATCCAGTAAGTTCTTGATAGATTGCACCTACTCCTATAGGACCACTACTTGGTAAAGGCATTATTTAGTTTTCTTTTTATCCCATTCAAAGATAATTCCTGCATGTGGATCCTTTTTAGCTTCTCCACCATGATAATCTTCAGGAAATGAAGTTACCACGAAAGTTCTCATTGGATCTACTGAACAACCAATTCTCTCCATGAATTTACGATTCACAAGGAATTTAGTACTTTTGGTAGAACGATCATCTAATGCAACCGGAACTTTCTTGTATACTTTACCAGCAAATTGAATATCCATTTCAATAACTGGACGTTTCTCTACAGTATCACCAACTTCGGTTTCGGTGAATCCGACAAATTTAGATTCAAAATCTCTTTTACCTAAAGTCCATTTAACTAGTTTTTCTTTTTCATTAACATCTATTTTATCGTATGTAAGTGTACAAGAAAGAGATCCATTACCAGTATCAAATTTAGCAACCACATCACCAAGATTAGGGATCTGAATTACTTCACGGAAACCAACACGTTTTCTAGAACGAATCCAGTTGGTTTTATCCATTAAGAATTGAACGATATCTTTAACAACGTTAACACCAGTAGCTTTTTTCAAACCAGTAGTTCCTGGAGAAGCATTAACTTCTAGAACGTAATTAGCACCAGTTTTCTTATCTACGATAATATCAACTCCACACCAATTACAACCAACAGCCTTAGCTGATTCGATAGCTATTTTCTCTTGTTCTGGTGTTACTTTAGTTTTTTCAACGGTTCCGCCTAAAGAGTAATTAGTACGGAAGTCTTTTTTAACACGATTTCTTCTCATGTAACCAAGAAGTACCGAATCGGTGTCTTCTGGTGTTGGCGAGTTGAATTTTCTCGTCAAAACGTGTATTCTTAAATCGTATTCAGATTCGATCTTCTCTTGAATCAAGATTTCAACAGAGGGATCAACTTTCCATATGGTCTGTAAAACAGATTTAAGAGAGGCAAGAGAATCTACAATAGAAACTCCAATTCCTTGAGATCCAGAAAGGATTTTACAAACTACTGGGAATTTACCACCAACATCTTTAACCGCTCTTTCAATAGAGTCTTCTCCATCAACAATAGCAGTTTTAGGAACTGGAAGTCCAGCTTCTTTAAGGATTTTTGTAGTAACATATTTGTTCTCACAAGCCATAATAGCTTCAAGTGTATTTACAACAAAGAAGTTATTATCTTCTAACTTCTCAACTAGTGATTTTGTATAAGTATTTCTAACAACTCCACGACGAGTTAAAACTGCAGTATTATCTGCATTGATCTTAAGGCCTTTTGGATTTTCTTTATCACTGATGAAGAAGTTACCGTCTTTACCATCAGCAATCATTGCTGTACTGATATCAATAACGATGAATTCAACACCCATTTTTTTACATTCTGCTTCGAACGAAGGAACGGTATGAGATTCTTTACTAGCATTCGTTAGTAGTACTAGTTTAACTCTCGGATTTTTAACAGTTTTTGCGTCAGTAGTTTTTGCTTCATTAACAAAATCACTGAAGTACTTAAGATTCATCATTTTTCTTGATATATTTTATAATTTTCTTTTGATCAGTCTTCATTAAAGTTTTCACATGTTCTGTGAATCTTAAAGATTCCTCGATTATTCGTCTAGGAATTTTTCGAGTTCCTTTAATATATGTATTCTCGCATTTCGTGCAAGTAAAGTTTCCTGGTTCATAATTATCTATTCGAGATTTGATTGGTTTATTGCAAAAAGTACAATTCCAATCGAATTGATGATATGATTCTCTGATGATTTTAAAAGTGGATATTTCTCTGCTTTTAGGTTCAATAAAAACTCTTTTGAGATGAGATACTTGTATTAATCTATCTTCTATTTTGAAGATACATTTAAGGATCCTATCATCCGTTGAGTAATTACGAATGATAGGATTCTTCTTTAATATTCTTTGATATCTAGGTTTAAGTCGATCTAGAACTATACCGAACTTGGTTGGACGTTTTCCTAGATTTTGTCTAATGATTTCCATTATTCGCTAATTAAGAATTGATATTCATTCATTTGGTTTTCAACTCTTTCTAGGATAAAGTCGATTGCCCAAACACCAGATTCAAAATCTTCAAATGATTCATTTGGTGTAGAAGATCCACTTTTTAATTTGGTTAACTCTTCCTTAGCAAGATTAAGATTTTTCTCGATTGCCGAAGCTTTCATATCTAATTTTTCTTTATCTTTACCTTTAGCTTTACTAGCATCATCTTGCATTTTTTGCCATGCAGTTGAAATAGCAGATATTTTAGTTTCTAATTTTTTAATAGAGTAATCTTTGGCCTTTTCTTGTGGAGTATTTCCTTTAGCTTCAATATCGGCATTTCTTCCTTTAGTTTGAGCAGCCTTTTCGGCATCTTCTCTAGCTTTTTTCTGTGCAGCAAATTTAGCTTCAACGTCATCTTCACTAGATTTAGAAGATCCGCTCGGTTTTTGAGTATCTCCTTCAGCTTCTTCGGTATCAGCAACTGCTTGAGCATCTTTAACTTCTGGATCTTTAGCGTGCTCTTTATTATTTTCATCTTCTGCCTTTTTAAGATCTTCATCTGCTTGAGAAACTAGTTTTTCAAGTTCTTTATCTTTTTCTTCTAATTTGTCTTTTAGATCAGGAGAAGCAAGTTGAATTTTAGCGTTGTTATACTCAACCATATTTTCCATTCTCATACGAGTAGCAAGTCTCTTAAGCATTAAATTCCAACCAACTATATCGTTGGTTTTTTTCATTTGAGCCTGTACTGCTTCTTCATGAGCGGACACTTTAGAATCGGCATCGGATTCTAGTTTTTCAAGTTCAGCTTCAAGTTTTGCAATTTTATCTGCATTTTCCGCTTCAGTATCAGCAGCCTTTTCATCATCACTAGGTTCTTCTTCAGTGGGTTCTTCGCCTTTAAGTTTAGATATTTCGGCTTTCTCTTTTTTGATTTTATCTTTAATTAACTTTCTTTTAGCTGGATCTTTTTCTGCAGCTAATTGATCGTTAAGTTCATCAACTTTAGTTTGAATTGCCTCAATTTTTTTCTTATTGACTAATTCATCTTGCATTCTATCAGATTCAGAATCAGTATCTTCTTCTGCTTCTTTACCAGTGAGTTTAGCAAGTTCTGCCTTTGCTTCTTTTCGTTTTTGTTTAAGAATATCTCTTTTTTCCGGATCTTCTTCTGATTCTAGTTTAGAATTAATATCTTCAATCTTCTTTTCGGCAGCAGATATCTTCTCTTTCTTATCTTTATCAGATCCACCGCTTTTTTCTTTTGCGGCTTCTAATTCTTCATCAGAATCATCAACCTTTGGTTGAAGTTCAGATACTTCATTACCTTTTATCGATGCCTCTTCTGAAGCAGCATTAAGTTGTTTATTAAGTTCGGTTTTCTTAGCCGGATCTTGTTCATTAGCAATTTGATCTTTGATCTCTTTTACTTTATTATCAGCTTTAAGTTTTTCGGTTTTTGCAGTATTAAGTTGTTTATTAAGTTCTGCATTTTCCTTCTTAACATCTTTAAGAGATTTCTCTTTCTCTTCGGTAGATTCACCGTCAGTAGATTCAGCACCTAAAGCGACAAGTTCTTTTTCTGCATTAGCAACGGCTTCTTTCTGTTTAGTTTTTCCTTCAGGGGAATCGGCCATTGCCTCTTGTTGTTTAAGAGTTGCAATACGAGCATTTAAGAATTTAATTTTAGCTTCTTTGGTACTAGCTTCAACTTCTTCATCTTCTGCTTCAGTTACAGATTCCGATGTTTCGTTCTTAACTTTAGTCCATGCAGCATATGCATCAGCTTCTGCTTTTTTGAGAGAGGATAATTTGGCATAATCACCAGCCTTTTCATCTCCGGATTCTTTCTTTTGTACTGCAGTTAATTTAGTTTTTTCTGCATCTAGAGATTTAATCTTCGTTTCTAATTCACGAGATTTGTTATCATCTTTTCCTTGAAGAGAATCCTTTTGAGTATTAAGAGAATCAATTTGATCTTTAATCTTTTGCTTCTCGGCTGATATCTTTTCTTCCTTTTCAGCCTTAGTAGGACCTTCAGGTTTTTTACCTTCTGGCTTTTCCCCTTTAGGTTTAACATCCATTTTTTTAGGTTCAGGTTTAGCCTTAGGTTCAGGTTTAGCCTTAGGTTTTGGCTTAGGTTTATTCTGATTAGGTTTTGGCTTATTCGCCATAGGTCTTTTTGGTTTTGTCGGCTTTCTTTTTGTAGCACTCGGACGTTTACCAATAGCCTCTATTAGTTTTGTGTATGATTCATTTTCCGTAAGATCCCAATCTTCGAAAGATTCTAAAATCTCCTCGATAGTTGATTCTTCAGGAATTTCAAAATCGAATTGTTCAGATACTTCAGAAATAAATTCATTGAATAATGTATCGATTTCAGTATTTGATAAATTCTCTATTATTTGTTGTTCATACAGAGCACTTAGATACTCTTCTCTAATAAGATTTTCTAGATTTTTAGTCATCATTTATAAGCTCTTTTTGAATTATTTTTCTGGCTTTTCTTCCATTGGCGGTGCTTCAGAAACACCAGGTAACTTACCAATTCCATCGAAAGTTTCTCCTTTTAATTTGGAAAGTTCTTCTCTCTTTTTGTATATTAATTGGTAAGGCTCTAATTTCTTCATCATACCGGCTAATTCAGTTTTAACTGCAGATTTCACTTTACCTTTTTTCATAAGGTAGGAAATAAACATTCCAACACCAACAGCGGCGGCAGCACCAAGACCAGCAGCACCAACTCCGGCAGCAGTTATAAGACCTAAAGCAGTATCTTTTTCCGAAGCAGGATCTGCAAATGCATGAGGCTCTTCATTTAAAACTGCGGATTCAAAAAGATCTTGATTAAGATTGTTTTCTAATAAATGCATCTCCATTTCATGATAGAAAAAATCTACTTCATGGGATTCACATGTATGACCGATTCCTGTATGGAATAGCAAAAGGAATTTAAGAGTTTCTTCATATTCCTCTTTAGTCGGTTGATAACCGAATTTAGAACAAAGATCTCTATAATCCTTTAGATCAGGTCTGATTTGTATTGCTTGACTAGGATATATCATTTCAATTATATGATCGTATTTTATTTATATATTCATGAAAAGACAACAAACAAAAAAAGAGCTTCCCGAAGGAAGCTCTTTAAGAAATATGTTAATCGTTTAAAGATTAAGCAAGTGAACCGAATGCGTTGTTCAACGATACACCTGAAGTTAAGTACATAGTTTCTGGGTGGAAACCAGCTTCAACTAAAGCGTAACGAGATTTAACCGCAACTTTAGGAGCCATAGTACCTTCAGCGATAGTTTGAACACTTTCAGCCATTAAGTAAGGCATGAACACTAACCCTGGAGAGTTACCGTCACCTTTACGTCCGATACACATACGAGTATCTGACCAGTTCATGTTTGGATCGTTATACACTGCCAAACCAGCTAAAGTACCGATTGGGTAAAGTGAACCACTCATTTGGTTAATTGTGTTAGCCATTGGAGCAGGTACGAATCCAGCAACGTCTTGTAAAGCTGAACAAACTTGACCGTTAGTAACTACGAAAGTAGCTGGTCCACGACGACCTCTAATAGCGATTAAGTTAGCGATAGCTAATACTTTAGACATAATTTTACGTTGACGAGTATGTAAGTTTTCTGAAGCAGAGTTAACGTTTTCAGTCGCAGCCATAGTAGCACCACGTAAAGTAGTTGATTGAATGTAAGCACCGAAGTTAGATGCAGGAGAGTTAGTGCTAGTTGAAGAAACTAGAGCAGCAGTAGCACCTAAGTTCAAGAAGAAGTTTTGACCTTGAGTACGGATTACGTATTCGTGGTTTCTTTCTCCTAGAGCGAAGATACGAGCAAGAATGTTCTTGTTGATTGATTGAGTTAATTCGTTGATAAGAACTGCTTCTACTTGAGATACAGCATCGATACCGAATTGTTTCAAGTCTTGAACTTGCTCACGAGTAACAGCAGCAGCAACTTGGAAAGTCTTAGCTTCAACTGATTTGTTGAATAGACTTAAGTTCATTACGTTATCTGCAGTACTTTCACCTTCGTTACGGCTATATGGATCGTTAATATCGAATCCAGTGTAGTCGTTGTTAGCAAGAGCTTGACCAGAGAAACCAGTGATGTGATCTTCTAGAGCTTTAACTAATTCAACTGAATAGTTAGAAGTAGTACCAGCAGAAGCTCCACCGATTGTGATGTTAGTTAAGCAATCTACGATTGTGTTAGAACCTGTTAGAGTACCAGCAACACGTAAGATTGGCATACCGTCAAGACGAGAAGAACCTACCATGTAGAAAGTAGCACCACCTGAAGCACCTGAACCACCTACTGTGAATCCTGGGATTGTGTTAGAACCGTAGTTCAATTTAACCATCAAAGGAACATCAGCACCAGTACCAGCAGTTTTACCACCAGCATATACGAAATCCAAATAAGTTAAAACACCCATTGGACCAGGCATTGGCACAACTGGAACTAAGTCCAATCCGATTGTTTGAGCTGCAACTTGCATAGCAAGAGGTAGCAATGTGTGAGCTTTATCACCAGAACCTGTAGTTTGAGTGTCAAAAGCATCTTGAGTACCAGGGTTTCCAGGGAAACGAGTAGCACCCATACCGTTCACAGCGCCTAGTTGAGCATATGAGTTGTTCTCATATAATTCGTGGTTATGGCAATATTTTGACATCCACTCAACTCTAGAACGCTCAGTGATTCCAGTATTAGACTCGATAATTGGAGCCCATTTTGAAAAAATTTCACTTTCGTTAATTAAGTACATTTTTAAATGTTTATTTTTGTTGTTTTATTGTTTTGTTTTCCTTTACACTTTTTGCATCTTAGTGTTGCGGAATATTATAATCTATTTATCTAAGATCTCTTGGATATTTTATCTTTTGAATCTTCTTTTTAATTCAGCAGCTACAGTATCCATGTATTCAGTTGGAGTTTCGTACTTAGATGATTCGTTGATTGGAGCAACAGGAGTAGTAGATTCTACTTTAGTAACTCTTAAATCTCTAGATGACCAGAAAGAATCGATTTGATATTGTGTATCAAGAACTCTTACCGAAGCTTGAGCTTTAATAGCATTCTTTTGTGATTCGTTTAATGAATTCCAAGCTTCAGCATAACGATTTGGCATATTAGCTAACCAATCATTTTTAGCAACTGGTTTAGCGAAAGCAGATTCCCAAATGTTATTAGCATCAGTTGAACCGTACCATTTAGTAGACTCGAAAAGACCAACGATTTTTTCTTGCATTTCAGGATTTAACGCTTCAAATTCGTTTCTTTTTGATTCTGCTAAGAAATTAAAGAAATGCATTTTAGATTTTTTAACTTCATCTTTTTGAGCTTTAGCGGATTCTAAAATAGCATCAACTTTAGAGTTAATTTCTTTTTCAAATTCGTCAGCAGTTGTAGCAGTAGAAGCAGTAGCATCAGCACCTTCATTTACTTTAGAATCATCTTCGTTTCCGTTTTCTGATTTATTATCGTCTGTAGGATCGTTAGTAATAACTTTTCCTTCGTTAATTCCTTTAACTACATAGTCCATATAACCAGTTAAACTTGATTGGTTCTCTTTTAAGTACTCAGTGTACTTGATAATAGAATCACAACCTTCAACGATATAATCTGTATGGGAAATGATGTTATCAACTTGTTCGTTGATGTAAGTTTGGTAAGCAAAACGCTCATTAACTTCTTTGGTAACGTGGTTTTGATATTCGATTGAAGAATCAAGAGATTCAGCGATTCTCTCAGTATAAGAGATTCCATGATCTGCTTTTTCAGCAACCATTTTAGTGTACTCAATTAAGTGGTCAACTGATTCAGCAAGTTTTTCTGAATAGTTAATTCCTTGATTTGATTTCTCACCAACCATTTCAGCGTAATCTTTAACCTTTTCAAGGTTTTCTACGATGTAATCATTGTGTGATACCAAGTGATCGAAATTCTCTTTTAAAGAACCTAGGTTTTCTTGGATTTGATTTACTCTTTTTGCGATAGTTTCGGTATACTTAACCAAAGATTCATTACTCTCTGTTACAGCATCAGTGTTACTCTCAGCGATTTGTTTTTTAAGGTTTTCAATTTCGTTTTTAACGATTTTTGTATATTCGTTAAAATCTTCAACTGAAATGTTCTCCGTTGTATTCATTTTTGAAGATTTGTTTATGTTTTGAGTTTGTTTGTTTTCATCAATTTTATCATGATCTTCGAAAGACTCAGCTAACTTAGAATCATAAGGTATTTCATAAAGTCCTAATGTATCATCCATCTCAAATCCAAATGCTTCATTTACTCTTGATAATTCAGCATTAGCAAATCCAGGATCTGCAACTAAATCGTAAGTAAACATTTTTTTGATTTTAACGTGACCATTATTCTCAACTACACCAGCAGCACGACTAGAAATATGTAAAGGAATACCAGCATCAACTAATGCTTTTGCTTCTTTACCAGCACTAGTATTAAGTAGACGAATTCTACCCATTACTTTTTTGGTGTTTTTGTCGTAATCTAATGCTTCAATAACATGTGATGCATTTTTTAAAGAAACTTCAAAAGATTTTGGATGATCTAATTCTCCTAAAAGTTTACTCCCTTTTACCTTTTGTAAAAGTTCATCTATGTGAGGAAGAACTTCTTTTTCATCGTAAATACGATTGTTTTTGTTTTTAACGCCGATCTCTGTAAAGATTCCTTCTAGAACGTAATTATCACCTTCTGTTTTGATGTCTAATTCAGAAGAGGATCTTTCCAGTACGAGCAAATATTTTTGACTCATTTTACTTAGTTGATTTTTTTATATATCTATGTTTATTATGATTAGAATCCACCAGTTGCTTCAGCGGCTTTCTTAGCGGCTGCTAGTTTTTCTTCGTCTTCTAATTCTTTCATTTTCTTGTTGGTTCGGATATCATCTGATGATAAACCAAGGAAACGTTGAATTAAGAATTCCGAAGCAAAGTATTTAATTTCGTTCATATTAGCATCGGTTTCTACAAGACCATCTTTCATTGAAGTAACAAAATCTAATCGTTTTTGAAGGATTTCAATCTCTTTCATCTCTTCAAAGATGTTATATTTATTGAACTTAATTCCAATTTGTGCCTTAAAAGCATCATCATCTTTAAGTTCTGGAAAGTCTAAACACATTTGAATCCATAAAGGTTTTACCAAGATTTCTTGATAAACTGAACGCATACGATTAACAAAACGACCAAATTTAATTTCATCTCTTGTCATACCTTCAGCATTCATTTCCCATGATGGAGGAGATTCCATATCAAAACGAGAAAGTGGAATTTTAGATACTTTAATTAGTTTCTCACGGAAATATTTAAGAGCATCTGTATCTGATAAGTCTGGACCATCATTACCAATATTCTCGATAGTAGGTTCACCAGCTTCCCCAGAAGGTAACCAATACTCTTTGTTGAAAGGCATCATTGGTTTACCATTAACTTTAAGTTCTCCGGATTCAGTATCAAAATCAATATTCTCTCGGTAATTTTGCATCAGAACACCTAAGCTTTGACGAGCTCTGGTTTTAGATTTACCACCGACAGGAATAACGAATTTAGTTTTGAATGAGGCATTAACAGTAGCCCAAATAACTCTTGAGTGCTCCATAATACGAAGCAAGTTGAATGCACGAATAAGACGTTCTACATAAGAAACACGACTTACGGTATTGGCATGTGCATATGAAAGGTAGATTAGCTGTGAGTCATAAATAACTCTTTCTTTACCAGGTTGAGCTTTAAATTGTTTCCAAATTTTCTTACCTTCTTTATCAAGACCTGGTTCTAAAGATACTGGATCAAGTTCTTTGAAACCGATAATTCTTGTTTGTTCTTTATTATAGATAATCTCGAATGCGAGATATCCATCAATTAACCATTTACGAAAATAAGACCAAGCAGAAATATCATTATTGAAGCCAAAGTACTGGTAAACTCTTTTAAAGTTTGTATCTAAAGCGTACTTAACAGCCTCTAAAGTTTCTGGTTCTAGTGTCTGATCATCAAAAGTTAATGGTGTACAGAAGTAATTTTTTTCGTCATAGACGATACATTCGTCACATAAGGTATCGAGAATCTCTTCAATTTCATCTTGGATAGAGAATTTTCTAAGATCTTCTCTCTTTTTAATATAAGATTTGTCAAAAATAGAAATACTTTTACGCAGATTAATATCTGTCATTGAAAGGTTAGCAAATAGAGCATAATCGTCATATTCACCACCGGCTGCATTTCTTGGATCTAGTCTCCAACCGAATCGGTCTTCATTGATACCTATGGCTTTTGAGTTTCTAAGCACCATATCATCGTACATCATCCCAAAAGATGATAACGATTTAAGAGCTTTAGAAACGACATTTCTTGAAGATGCGGATGGTTTACCTGCGTAAGTCTCCTCTCTATTTACGAATCCTGCCATATTAGTTTATTTGAGTATTTTATTATTTATTCGCTGATAGTTAGCCATATTAGCTTCAACTAATTATTTTATGAATTTATATCTATTTAGTTTTTTCGCCTTCTCTCTTTTCTGTGCATTCTTAGCGGCATTAGTAGTTTGATCTCTCACATATAATTCGAATCCTTTATATACATCAAATAAAGAAATTTTACCTTGAAATTGAGGGATAATTTTCGGTTTATCCATTCGAGAAACGATTTCCCAGTCTTCATAACAAACAACAACTTTTGTCTTTATAAGATCTGGTATATATGTTCGTATTGCCCATGAAAGTCCAGCTTTATCTAATGCAACTTTAAGTGCATAAAGATCAATAGGAACGAATGCTTGCTCTTGGCCATTGTATGGTGATCTTTTAATGGCAGCCTCATATATGGGTTTATACATCTCTCGTATCTTTCCAATAATATATTTTCTAGCTTTAGGTGGATACCAACTAATATTTAAACCAACTTCTAACTTTCCATTTTCTGTCATCACTTGACCTAAAGCAATAACGATTGGATTCATGTCATAATAATCTAATACATTCTTAAATTTCGGATCGTATCGAAAAACATAAATCTTTCCGGGCTTAAGTGCATTATCGTTTGTTTCTGATACTCTCTTATTTCGAACGTCTTTTAGAGTATTTAGAAACCATTGATACGCATCATCAATACCTTCTGATTGAGGTGTCTCTGGATTCTCATTCCCTTGTAATCTGATAAGACCAATGAGCATTTCAAATACATCTATAAGCGCTTTCATTAATTAATAGTTTTTGCGAAAAAATCTTCAGTTACCAACATATACTCCCAACCTCTATTTTTAGCAAACTCTTCAGCATACTTCTTCTTACACATATTCGTAACAAATGCCGAATATGCCCATTTATAACTTTCAATTTGTTTTGGAGTTTTTCTTTTAGGAGGATTAGGCTTCTTTAATTGAGCCTTAGGTTTAACCTCAACAATGATGGTTCTTCCATCTGCTGTTCTAACAACGAAATCTGGGAAATATGTATGATATTTTTCGTCGAGAGGATTGAAATATTTAATAGAAAGCGATTCCGAAGACCACTGTATGATCTCCGGATTCCTTTCACAATATAAGCAAAATTTCTTTTCCCATGATGATCGGTAAATGATTGGTCCATTACCGAAGTATTTCTTGCACTCTAGGATAGGGAAATATCCTTGAACGAAACCTGATTTCTTAGTTGGTTTGTTTCCTTTTATTGAGCGCATACATGTTAGACGTTATTAGTTTTGCTTTATAACGTCACCACTTGTAATGTATTCTTCTAATTCAGATTGAGTGAATACCATAGGATCTGCTTCTTTATTAGAATCATTGAATATATGTTTTCCACCGGTATAACCTTGATAGATCCATTCAGCTTGCCAAACGTCCATTCCAGGTTCCCAAAGGATATATTCAGCACCAGGTTTAAGATCTTTTGTCTTACTAACTGGAGCACCAAAATCTCTACTAGGATTAATCCAATTAGGGAAAACTTCTCTTCCTTTATAAGATTTAGATTCGTTTACTTGTTGAACTCCTCCAACTGAAACGGCACCACTGATTTGTTCAGTATTAAGGTTTAATGTGGTTTTCATATCTTCAGAGTTGAAGATGTAATTACCATCAGATACACCTTGATACATCATATTGGCATGAGTCTTACCGTCAAGATTGATAACGTATTCTTTACCAGGCATTAGCTCTGAAGCAGATTTAATAGCAGGTAAAAGAACATCAATATCAGTCGTTTTAGCAGGATCAAATTCCTGAGATTCTAATACGAATTCAGCAAATGTTTTAAGATTCTTCATAGAGAATTTTTTAGTTTTTAATTAAGCAGCAGTGATTTCACCAGCTTTCATAGCAGCATCAAGTTCAGCTTCAGTGTATTCACATGGAGCAGTAACTACACCTTCTTCTTTAGCTTCTGGATTGAATACATAAACACCATCAGTGTTTCCTTGATAAATGCAAAGAGAAGTTTCTTCTCCTTTTTTAACATTGTATTTTTTACCAGGAGTTAATTCTTGGTTGAATTCGTCGCTAGTAGTTTCTTTTTCTGGGTTGAAACCAGCAGCATCATTCTTAGCAGCTTCGTTAACGACATATTCGTCAAAAGACATTAAGTTTTTCATGTTTAGTTTGTTTTTATTTTTGTTTTTATATT